GAGCCAGCGCCTGGCATCAGCACAATAAGGAGGCTCCAAGTACCGTTTTTCCTCAACCTAGCCGTTTGGAACTAAACACCATGCCTATTACATAAGCGTGACGCTTTACTGTTGCTATAGCACCACAACCTTAATGATCTACCTAATGTGAGAACACATCATGAACGCAATCACTAACGTAACTGCTAACAACACTACTCCTAACACCATCGCTACCCACATGAGCAAACACACTATGCGTAAGTCCGAACAACTCACCGCTGAATCCGTTATCCCACAACTGTTTGCAGACATCATGCTGCGTGACATGTACAGCACCTGCACCATTGCTAACAAGCAAGTGATAGCAGCGTCCATGTTCAAGACAATGTTCATGCTTGAGGAAGGTGTGCACACTGTTGAGTCATTCAACACTCAGTATAAAGGGTGCTTTGGTTACATGGTTGCTCGCAATCGTGACTTGGGTGTTATGGTTGAATGTGATGATGCACTTGAAAGCTTGGTAACAATGGGCTTCATGGAAGAACTTGGTGGTGTGTTCTATGTTAGTCAGAAGTTCTACGATGCTTGCTATGTAAGTGAGAAGACAGCACCTCTGACAACTATGATTGATGATACCAATCGTCGTGTATCTCAGGTTAAAGGTGGCAAGGTTAAGCCATCCAAACTGTTGGACAAAGCAATGCGTTACTTGGAAGCAACACCATTCAGCGCTGACATGGATATGACAACTATCATCAACCTTGTTAAGTCACAGACTCCAGAGCTGGCTATCTGGAAAGATGTGAAAGGTAGCATGAATGGCATCAATGACATGGAAGCTGGTGTTGACTACTACAGTGAGCAGAAAGCTGACAAGCGTGGTCGTATGTATCACGTTGCACATGCTGGTACTAACCCACAAGGCGATGACTACAACCGTAGCATCTACAAGTTGAATGTTGAGTCGATTGTTACCAAGGATAGCGAGGCTTACACATTCTTCATGAATGAGCTTGAGGAAGCTGCTGGCAAAGATCCAAAGTACATGTCCACTGAGTATCTGATGCGTGTTGGTAAGTCGCCTGTACGTGCATTGAAGACATTCCTTGAGAGTGCTGGTGTTGATAGTCCTTTCATGTATGTTCGCCTTGCTCGTTACTTCGTTACTTTTGAAGAGACTGGCGAGTGTGATGTTCGTGTACCAATGGGCTTGGATGCTAAATGTTCGGGTACTCAAATTCTTGCCATCTTGGCAGGTAACAAACAACTTCTTGAGGCTACTGGCTTCACTATGAAGAAGGTGTTTGACCCGTATGCACTTTGTGCCATTCAGATGGATATGGCGGGTATTGATCGTAACGCAATGAAAACACCTTACATGGCTATCCAATACGGTGGTGGCAAGAAAGCACTTACCGAACAAAAGGATTACATGAAGGTTATGTTTGACGCTGGTATTGAAGACAGTGAAGAAGCTGCCAACATTACTATCGAAGCTGTTAAGCGTGTACTTGGTAAGAAGATCATTGGTCTTCAAGAGTACATGGCAGAACAGGTTGCAGCAATCATGGAGGCAAATGGTAAGTCTAATGTTGTCTACACTCACATTGATGGTCAGATTGTTGACTTGGTTGTGTGTGGCAAGGTTGAGCTTACAGCTACATTCACCAGCATTCGTTACACTCAAAACACTATCATCAGCTTTGGTAGCCAATTGAAGAATACTGGCTTGACTGTTAGTGACAAGACTCCATCTGCGGATGAGTATGCTCGTACATTCATGGTTAACTACATTCAGGGCATTGATGCGCTTATTGCTCGTACTGTAGCAGCATTGGCTAAAGATGCTGGCATCGAAGGTTATGTATCTATTCATGACTGTTTCCGTACAGCTTTGAAAGATACTCCTAAGTTGAAAGCTTTGATCTGCCGTGCATATGAAATCATCTTTGTAGAGAATGATCCAATTGCACATCTGTGCAGTCAGTTGAACATTGACATGCCTTTGGTTAGTCGTGAGCTGACAAGTGACATGATCTACAACAAAGAAGCCTACTTCTTCTGCTAATAGAAGATCTTGAATCAATTGAGGAATCAATATGAATAAAGACACAACCTGATGTTATAGGGTTCAGTAGCAGCCACAACTCTATGAGTCACACGATAGGAACAAGACACCAGAGATATTACTGCCCATAAGAGCAATACAGATCCAAGATTAGCTCGAAGGTGTAAACACGTCAGGACTAGTATTAAATACACTTCATTACTTAACTATCACAAACAGATTGCTCTTGAATCAATTTATCGAATCAAGGCGTTAACTAGTCGCAACATATTAACTCAAGATGTTTGAATCCAGGTTGTTAAGAGGTTCTATCAAATAGAATCGGAGATTCAACATTGAGGACGTGGTTACAATTATCATCACAAGATTGAATTAATAACTGTTAAAACATTTCAAAGAGCGGAGTAGGTGACGGACTTCTTCACTTTACTCGTATTAATATTATATCTTTACTTGTGACCAAGCTCTCCTATTCTTCTTAATATTGAATCTTCGATTCGTTGTTGTTTCATCCTTGAATCCTGTATTGAATCAAACCTTGAATCATTTCTTTCTATTCTTCCGGTATCAATATTTGCCTTCGGCCCAATGTTTACAGGGCTTTGAGCTTCGCTCGCTGCTACTAATCTATGAGTTATATCTGTTTATCTAATAGGTTTTTCCTAACTCATTAATCTTTGTTGAGTAAAGAGTTTGTGATTTTATTGTTGTTTGTATCAAGGTTTAAACAGATTTCTTTACATCTGTTTTGCCATCAAAAGCGGTGTACATCCAAAAGATTAGCTCGGATTTGCTTTGAAGCAAGAGCTAAAAGCATTGAATTACATGACGTTAGATCTTGTGTTAACAGATTGAATGTCCCATTAAATATCATGTTTAGGAATTACAGTGATGCCAATCAGTCAGAATCAAGTAGCACCAGTAAACTTGAATGCAGTTCGTAAACACACGAAGCCACACTACAATATTCGTAATGTGGAGATTGTTCCTGCTGAATTGCTGTGGCCTGACAACGAGCGTTGCAAAGGTAAGTTTGTACTCAAGGGTACATCTGACCAGTATGAGTCTGGCTATCCAGTTCGTACCTCGTTGATTGTGAAAGCTGATATTGAAGCTGGCACATTCGAAACGTTGAACTCCATTTACAAAGTTGTTGTGTAAACCTTTCCATCCCTTGGCAAGAATGCCAAACCATTAAAGTGAGAATCAAAATGACTACTGTAACCAACGAAGTAAAAGACGACGCACCTGCCAACCTGCCAGAAGAAGACATGTTGTTTCAAGAAGAGCCTAAAACCTTCGACAACAACCTCACTGGCTCTCTGTTCCGTAACAGCAAGCGCACCAGTGATAAACACCCGAACGCCAAAGGCCGTTGCGAGATTGCTGGCCGTCACTACTGGATTGCAAGCTGGACCAAGAAAACTGGTACTCCAGAAGCCTTCATGTCGCTCGCATTCACTGAGCTGACACCAGAAGAAGTTATTCACTACGTGAAATAGTCGTAGTGTTTAAACAATGTGGGCATCAATTGCTTCGCGAGCTTGCGAGTAACGGTGCCCATGTTATTAACTAATCTGTCACAAGGGTGACGTACATGTTTGATTTGTTAGCGAAACAACAGAACTACGTGAATCTTGAACTACAAGTTATGTCTGGTGGTGTTGGTTACTACATTGGCACTACGAATTCCAGAGAATCTACCGAGTTTTATCGCTCCAGCTTTGATGCCTCACAGGCATTGGCTGACCATACATTTACACAATGGATACAACCTTGATAACAATTAGATATGTAGTAACTATTGAGAGCAGCTTTGAAAGAGGCTGTTCTATTGTAGTTATTCTTTAAGATAGGTGATGTATGACACAAGTTACTCCAGAAGGTGCAACCCATTTCATGCAGTTCCCTGCCTATCCCAAATGGTATAAGAAGATTAATGGAACCTGGCATTTTTGGGATGTAGATGGTTGGTTCAGATCTGGCGTTCACAGCACCAGCCTAAATACTCGGCTAACATTGGTGAAGACATGACACAAGTTAAAGTTTACCCAAGTGGGATGCCTGTTGATGCTACTCACTTCGACCCTCCATGCGCTTACGCTATTTGGTACAAGCAAGTTGATGGGGTTTGGCACTACTGGGCCATAGAGGGTGGTTGGTGTAAATCAAGTAATACTGCCGAACAGTTAAAACGTCTAATCACTCGGTGACATATGACCCAAGTTCTCTGCTACACAGGTAAAGGTTTCAACACTTGCTGGCGACCAAGCAGTATTGCTACACAGCAAGTAATTGCAATGTCACCTGACTTGCCACCAAACACTCCACCTGGCACTTACACTTGTAAGGCGTCTCCATTTACTCCTGTGAGGTTTCAGCGATGATTCCTAAATCTGACATCACAATGGTAACGGTTAGGCACTTCAAGCAATTCGCTTGGTTCAGATCCTGGGAGACCAACACCAGTGGCAACATACTCATCTGGTGTAATGAGGGTGACAAGATTCACCCTTGGCCTTTCCTGAATATCAAAGAACTTACACGGTGGGCTAAAGATCGTGAGTAGACCAAACATTTACTACATGGACGTCCAGTGGGCCTCTATGCAAGATTGGTTCAGTGACGCACATTTCATGCGTAACACTGGTACTTACAAAGTTGTTGTGAAGGATGCCAAATCTACAATGGGTATTCGTTACTTCGAAATCAATTCTGAATTGGAAGCGTGGGCTAAACAACATGTGTAATTGGCTGATTAAATTCAAAGGTGCTGGCATTGGTTGGCCTGCACAATGGATCAATGTCTTCTGTGAAACCGAGGAAGAGGCCCATCAATTAGCGGAAGCAATTGAAAAAGCTACTGACCTGGAATACGACTACGAAGTAATTTGCTTGGGTACTGGTCAATGAAAACAGCCGTAAGTGGTCGTCCAGTAGTTTACGAAGTGGTTGAGTGGTTAGAAAATGATGTAACAACTTGGCACGTTGTTGATGCACTTGGTAGATGTGTGCGAATATTTGACAACAAAGACCAAGCAGATTCGCGCTGCGCTGAGTTGAACGACTTCACGTAATAGTTTCAATTATTGCTCATTTGATTGTGGGCAATTGTGGACACTATTTTATAGGTCTAGGTTATCCCTACATTCCTGAAAGTATGGGCGTCAGAGTGTTACCTATTTAACAGGAGATTGAACAATGCTCTTATTGTTTATTCAACTGCTATTCATGATTGATGTATCCGTAGGGCGGATAACATTTGGTGCAAGACGCACTATTAATTATGAGTCTCAGTTGCAGAGTAACACCGAAGATGAAGAACGTACTAGATAGGGTGTGTTGAGTTCCCTACAACTTTACACACCCGTAAATAACACACCTGGAGATACACATGAGCTAGAGCTTTAGTTATATGCACAGGGACATGTTACCTGACTCGCTGTGCATATAGCTGGAAACTCTTAAACAACACTCTGGCCAATAGAGGTCGGAATAACTGTAGGCGAAACAAATGATTAAAAGCATTACTGTACATCCTAAAGGTGCAACTCATTTTCAAGTATTGTCGGAGAACACTTATTTCCTTAAGTGTAAGGACAATATGTGGTTCTTCTATGCACCAAATTCACTTAAGTGGATTCGTGACGAAATGCTCAATAATGAGTACAGCAGTTCTCACGCTTTTGCCAAAAGTCTTGTAACCAAAATTGGTGATAAATATGTCCGTGGTAGTAGTCCTGTCCGTATCCCTCCTGTGGTCGTGCATAGCGATATGGAAGTTATCTTTTAAAGACTTCCTTGTGTCATTGATTGTTACAACTGCGGTTATCAGTTATTCCATTTGGAAGGTGTTGGTATGAGGTGCAAGAATAAGTTAAGGAGGGATCATCTGAAGTTATGGTGGGATGGGCTTTTGTGGGTATGTGCAAGGCCGGATTGCAATGTTACAGGTCGTGGCGATACACCAAGAAAAGCTTATGACGACTTTGTGTTTTGGTACAACATTCCTTACTAAAGGTTTCAAAATGAGTTTAGACAAAGATGGTTTCACCTCTCGGAGTATTACTCGCAATCTTGCCAAACAACGTAAGGCAGCGCGTGATGCAATCAATCCTCCTGATCGTTATGTACTCATTGAGATTTCAAAGGGTAATTGGATCAGCAAGAAAGTGAGTTCACTTTATGATCTTATCTAGTCTGATACTCCTTCTTGTTGCATACCTGATTCACCAAAAGATGATTGACTGGGATTTTAATTACTCAGTTGATCAAAGCTCTCTTGATGAACTCTCGTACCGAGAAGTATTGGTGCAGGATATTGTGGCGAGTATCTTTATTTACTTGCTGATTGGCGTCCTGCTGGTGTTGGCAATTAGAACCAATACTTCTCTGTATGAGCATTGGCTGATGTTGTTCAACTCAACTGAGTATTGGTTTCGAGGTTTGCATGCGCACCACTAGGGACATACTGTTGCTAAGTGGGCTCATGGCTAGTTGTATTGTCCTAGACGAGTACTATGAACATACGCTGGGGCTTTACATAGACCAGATTAAACCAAAGGAAGAATGTCTATACAAAGAGTTCTACCTAGCCAAAAACCAATACCAACGCAACAAAAGAAATCGAGGTTTGAAATGAACAGATATAAATACTTCGACCTTGAGAAATTCATCAAGGCCAGCATTGTCACTGTGTTGTTGCTGCCAGTCTCGGCTGTTCTAGTAGCAGCAATTAAAGTGTGGGTGACGCGCTAATGCACATTGAAGTCACAAGGGTGCCACCTAATCAATTGGTCAGTGTGGCACATGCTTGCAAGATTAAAGGTCGTTATGAAGTGACCGCTAAAAACTTCATAGATGAATTCGATGCAGAACCTGAGCTTCGTGCTTGGTTGGAATATTGCAACATGCTCCCACTTTTAATTGAGCGTGTGATTGCAGATTTGAAAGTGCATGGTATTTGCACCTTGTTATTCAAAGGGATTGTTATTCGTGACACTGAATGGCGCAACCCAGTTGTACAGGCCAATTGGTCAAAATGTGTCTTCCCGTCGTATTTGAAACTTAAAGTGAGTAATGAATGACTGTAGCAATTGATCACCAACTCCTGAACAACATTCAAGAGTGCGATGTAATCCCTAATTTTAATAAGATCGAGAAGAAAGAATTGAAACTTTACAAGCTGATCAACACCAATCATGCAACTGCTGTAATCGACACCTACGCAGAAATCTCCGACGACAAACTGTCTCGTGAGCAAATCCGTCGCGCTAATCGGAAGCCACGTAAGATTACTCATAAGACAGTTGAAGCACGGGAGTTTATGGGGATTTACAATTGATTAGCGGTGATGTCCCAATGTTTGCCATGGATGTTGTTTTCCCAAAAGAAGAAAACGCAGTACCTACAGCACCTGTAAATGATCGCAACAACTTCATCAGCTCTAAGTTCTTTGTTGGGGATGCTGCACAATCAAAAGCCATCCAGGAGCATTTGTTTACCCTGGATTTCTCTTGGAGTGGTGAGAAGGTTGTTAAAGCTGGGTTGGTTGGGGTTTGGATCTTTATTAACCTTGGTGGGCTAATGTCCTACTGCATATGTGAAAGGACGTTCCAGGCATCGAACCTACGGGAGTTGAAGTTCTTATTCAAGCCTGTGCAAATTGAGGTGGTGAGCAATATCCACATCGTTGCACCACCACGAGAAACATTCTTGTACGAAGGTAAGAAGTACTTCAAGGATGAATTGGATAAAGCGTTTTCATCCTTGACTCCAGTACCTACAGATTGGATTCGTTAACGCACCTCGACAGTAAACCGGTTGTTATCCGTGTTTAACAACACAACCAGCATAACCGGCCTGTTGCCCCACATTTCATGTACGACAGCTTTATATGTGCAAGACACTAATGACTGAGAAACTTGGGGATTGCCATTGCGCATTACCTCAAGTTCATACACTTCGTAATTACGAGTTATGTCGGGGATAAGCCCTTTACACACATCACCTGCGGATGCTGTGAAAGGCACAAGAAGCAACATTGCTGTGATTAACTTTTTCATTCTGATTCCCACCTAAACTTGAATGCACAGTGGCCATGATAGCACATCGCTGGCGATCTGCTTTACTTGACTGTTCAAGTTGGTTTAATTCTTAGGAAGTAAATGCGACGAAGTGACCGTAAAGTGTTGGCTTTAATAGCCGATAATTGCGCAGATGCGCGTGCTTGACACATTGGCTTACTGTCCATTTGTTTAGTTTTTATTTGTTCGGAACTTTTGTTGCCAAAAGCGAAAAACAAGATAGGATGCGCATCGACCAAATGTGTGCATCAGTTGGATTAGCTCGGATTTCCTTTAAAAGCGAAAGCTTGAATTCCATAAACGGCCGGCCTCCCACTGCGGGTAAGGATGCACATCATGGTCAGTATTTAGCCCTAACGGGCCTATTAGCTAAAGCCTGCGCACTAAGTCGCATATAGGCTTACACAATAAATAGGCGTCAGTGTGATGCCTACTTCAAACAGATAGCGAATCTCGCGGCATACTGGTTACACAGTAGGTATGTCCGCTTAGTTCTACCTGGGCGAGTAAGTACAAAGATAGATTGCAGGGTGTCCATAGTGGAACCGATACGGCAGAAGCATGAGTCACTGCCTGCAATCACTTGTTTGTGTTTAACGATCTTTAACAATTTGAAGAGCAATAGTTCTAGAGATAGAGCGGATTGGGAGTGCGTGCTGGCGTTCAGGAAACTGTACGTTAGTGCACTCTTTAATAACATGTGTAGCTCAAAGAACCTATACCGGCCTGTTGCAACAGGTTGGAAGGGTGCAATGCATTTAGGGTGTGGATGGGTATGTCGACTAAATCTATCACCAACCTAAATAATAGCTAGAGCGGACTTCGTGGAGAGGTAGGGTGCCTGTGTGGGCCACATGTTATTAAAGAGTGCATTTCATAGTGCAAACAAGTGTCAAGTGTACGCGCGCTGGTGCATATACTAGAGGCTTGTTAGTTGGTATTAAATAACGATTTTAAGTGTACTGTTATTCATACGGAAGTGTTGGGATGTGCGGTTTAGAGCGGTTGATTAGGTGTACTGGCGTAGTGCCACTTGGTGTACAAAGTTACCTAGATAGAAGCGGAGAATTTGGGCTTGGGCAACTTAGCACTCAACTTCCTAACATTGGGTAGTGGCGTATTATCCCGCATGAGGAAGGGCTTGAGGGCTTTTATAGACTTGCGGCAACATAGAAGTGTACAGCCTTTATAATCAATGACTTACAAAGTCCATAAACCAAGACATCAGATGCAATATCTGTTGCACGCAATTTGATTGCACACAAAGGAATGGAATTTGCATAAGCGAATTTCAGGCTTTTCGTATCGTACTACGTATGCCTTTTGTACGTACTGTTTTCGGTGCCTGTAGAGGTTAACCACACTAGTAAGAAAGTCGGATGCAATTCCCATTAACCCTGAGTGGGCTGATTACGAAAGCGCATAGCCTGTGTGGTTGGGTTCGACTCCCAAGGGCACCATCTTTTATGTAGGACATCCACACAGGACGTGGATGGTAAATGTGGGCACACACTCCCACTTCCTACACCCGAGCGTAAGTCAGAGAATCCCAAACCTCTGACGTTTAGGGTTGAGCCTCAGGTAACTCAACTAAATAAACCTGTTCAAATTAATAAGGAGGTTCATTTATGGCTTACAACATGGTGAATCTCAAGAACGCTGTTCTTGCACACCAAGCACGCATTGATCAATCCAAGTATGTGGAGGTGGATGGCAAGCAGGTTTTGCGGGCTGTTCATTACAACGTGACGATAAAGATTGCTCAAGCTGCCTGTAGTTACGGTGGCTACATCGTCACAGGTACTCGCCACTACTGCCCCATCATGTCTATGCAGATTGATGCAATAGGGCACAAGAAGCTGATCAAGTTTGCTGGTGGCTATGACAACATTATTCAAGGGTTTACTGATCAATACGGCAATTTCCACAATCGGGAAGATGCATATGTGATTGCAAAGAATGCTGGGCAATTGCTGCCACGACATGAATACGGTGAGACTCTTTATTCAGAGAGTTACATCTGATGACAAATGATCAAGAAGTAGTTGTTGAACTGATTAAGACGTGGATGGAGAAACATGACATTGCCTTGCTAGCTAAAGAGAACCAGATTGTATTATGGGAAAATGAAGCTTGGGTAGTGTGGACCATGAAGGAAGCCGTTAACATTTTCAAAGCCACTTTGATTCCTTTTGGTCTGATGAAAATATGCGACGACAATGCTGTCAGGATCGCGGCGCTTGAATTAAACCGATCCTACATTGCTGGTGTTAATTCCCCCACTGTGATTCAACCACAGTACTTTAACTTCCATCGTAATGCGGTAAAGCTTGGTAACGATTTTGGGTGCTACAAAGAAGAAGTCGTAAGGAATCTGATTAGTCACTGTGAGTCAAGACGAGTAAATATTCTCTTGACGGACCTTGGTCGTATTTTAGATTTTGCTATGAGTTACTTGGAACAACCAAAGTTGTCGTCGCAAGAGCGCAATGATCTTATTCGCAAAGCGATTGTTGGAACGCAATACAAAGAACGCAACTATAACAGCAGGTATCTATGGGATGGACGGATGCATGCTGTTATCAGATATGGAAAGTCAAGTGGGCTGTGTGCAGTTAAAGAAGACGACATCGAACTAATTGTTATCGGCATATTGACAGGCACACAAGCTGCAAAGAAATTTGCTACTGGCTTTAAACGAGATTTATTGAACGTGGCATTAGGCCGCTGAGATAACTGGCAGATATGCCAACTTAGATTTCTTGCAATAATGCGAGTGACTAAACATCCTAGGAGAAACAAATTATGTCCGAAGCACAAGCTGTTGTATCGAAAGTAAAAGCCGCCCAGGTTCAGGTAGAAGTATTCACCACCGAAGATGGCAAGCAATTCAAAACCCTGGAACAAGCTGAGAAGCACCAAGCAAAACTGGACTTCGTAGTTGTTGTTCCTGCTGATGTTGAAGCATTCCTGAACAGCGAAGGCGAAACCGGTCGTGGCCGCACCATGCGGGCTAACGCGATTGCCGAGTTCCGTGCCTTCCTGAGCACCTGGGACACCGAGCCAGTCGAGCTGAACGCCGAGAAGGCCAGTGCCAAGGCCGCACGCGCCGCCAAGCTGAAAGGCGCCGCACAGGCGCCTGTAGCCGGTGCCGAACAGGAACCCGGTGAAGCCGAGCAAACCGGCGACGCTGATAGTGAGCTGCTGTAACAGCTAGGGTTGCCCACAACGCAGCCCAGCGCCTCCAAGCCCTATTGCCATCGCGGTGATAGGGCTTTTTTTTTGTTTCAGAACTGGTGAGGAATATGGGGAAAACTATTAGCGGTATTCGTATGCAACTTGATCCATGCAAGCAGTACCTACATTGCGAACTGAGGGACATGGTTATTGCAACGGGGAAGCTGCCTAGCTGCATTGATTTGAATAGCCCTAAAAGCCTTATTCACCAAGTTGTGGCAGCTTGCAACATTGTAGACCCACGCAACCATTTGTTCTTATCAGAGATTGATAAGGACGGTACATGGGAGAAGGTGACGACATTATCTAATGTGGTTATTGGCTCCCGCATTAAGCACATCGTGTACGCAATTGGTGTGATTAGTCGTGATGTTGGTGGTGACTACGAAGCTATTTATTTTTATGCAGACGGAACCATTGTCGTAATTGGTAAGTGGGATAATCATATCTTCCATATGGATGGTTAGAACATGAGAGTCAATAAAGCTGATCTTGAAGCACTGCTGTTAAACCTGAACAAACTCACTAACAACCCAACTGAATTTATGACCGATGGGAAAATGAATGTCGGACACTACTGTTTGGATTGGGCATACGGTGGTGTGAAGTTGGAGCGCTTAACCTCAACGGGTGGCAGTTGCTACACAGTTATTAATGGGTACGGCACCAAGCGGGAGCTGTACGAAAAGATGCACATCTTTATGGATGGCATTAAAGCCAAATTGGAGAACTGATTATGAAAATGCGTGATGAGTTGGAATTGTACAAGAATAAGGCTGCGGAACTTACTGAACTGCTAGATACCGTGCAACGTGAGACTGAATTGGTTGTTGCAAACCTGAAAGATGAACACAGTGAGTATCGGGAAATTCAACGTACTGACTTTGAGAAGAAATTCAAAGATAAGGACGATCAATACCAACGTCGTCAAGCTGATGTAACTCGCTTGCAAGAACAAATCAACAACCTGCAAGACATCTTGGATGTGATCCCAGGTGTTATGTCCCGTAAGAAGGAAGACAACTACACCGAGAATGCCTGCCACGTTCGCCTTGCAAGTGTACTCGCTCAAAAATTCATGTAACAGGAGGTTTGTCTTGAAACTCTACACGATGAAAGACCTGAGTGGTGGTGTTGGCAATACCCGCACCGATGAAAATTTAAATCTGCGTCAAGCTATGGAAATGACTGATTACTCTGATGAAGAAATTGACAAAATTCCTGACCTCAAGGTTGGTGAAGTTTTGCTTCTAACCAGAGACGAAGACATTTCCATCATGCGAACTGCATAGGAGGTTCATAGGTGGCTGGACAATGCATCGAAAAGCTACCGCATTCTTGTGGCAGTAGTGATGGGCTGCAAACGTATTTTGACAATGGTAAATACACAGGTTATTGCCACGTATGCGCTACGTATGTTCCTGATCCATACGGCGGCAATGAACCTGAGATTGTTGTTAAGACAGAAGCAGAGATTGAACAAGAAGTGGCGGATGCACGGAAGTGTGGGTTTGTTAATTTCACACACCGTGCAATTCCCCCAGCAGATTGGAAATACTTTGGCGTTCGTTTAGGTATGTCAGAACGTGATGGGGTAACTCCTGACACTGTGATGCATCCTTATACACGCGACGAAAAAGTTGTTGGTTACAAGGTCAAACTGCTTAACAAAAAGATCATGTGGTCTATTGGTGATACCAAGAATTGTGATCTTTATGGGTGGCTAGGTGCTAAGAAGGTTGGTGGACTCACTCTGTACATTACAGAAGGTGAGGAAGACTCCATTGCACTTCGCAACATTCTTATCCAGATGAATAGGGGTACGGCATATGCTGAACAAGGTGTGGCCGTGGTATCACTTAACCATGGTTCTGATAGCGCTATTGAGGATATTTCTCGCCATTTGGATGAGATTAACAAGACTTGGAAAAAGGTTGTTCTGGCGTTTGATAATGATGGTCCTGGGAAGAAAGCGGCTAAAGCTGTTAAGTCCCGACTGTTACCAGACTGCTTAATTGCAGCATTGCCAGCCAAAGATGCAAACGCATGCCTCCGCAATGGATTGATGCGTGCTACACGGGATGCCCTTGTTTATCACGCTGAAAAACCCATGCCCACATCTTTACTAACTGTGAACAGTTTGATTGATGAGGCTTGCCAAGAAGTTGTATATGGCAATGACTATCCGTGGCCGGGTGTCACAGAGCTAACCTATGGGCAGCGTAAGAAAGAGCTGTTAACCATTGGTGCTGGTGTTGGTGTTGGTAAATCCTTGATCGCACATGAGCTGGCAGCGCATAACTTCCGTAAGTACAACTGGAAGTCGCTGGTAATAATGATGGAAGAAAGCCCAGCAGAAACTGTACGCAACGTATGTGGGAAGTTGGACGATGTTCCTTACCATGTACCCGGCACACAGTTTGATAAAGAAGTGTTGCGGGCTACTGCCAATGAAATAAACGATTACATCATCATTTGGAATCCTGACGAAAACAGTGACCCTGAGTCTACTTGGGCATCTATTAAGCAGGCCATCCGAACACATGGCAATGACATTGACTGCGTAATCATCGACAACATGACAACGCTTTCGGAAGGTTTGAATACCTCTGAGAAGAATGAGTTTATTGGTCTTGTGGCAAAAGAGTTTGTTGATATGGCGATGAAGTTTGACTTTGAGGCAGTTGTCCTTAGTCACTTGAACTCTCCAGACAAAAGCTCAAAAAGTCATGAGAACGGTGGGCGTGTACTTGAATCCCAGTTTACTGGTTCTCGTGCATTGATGCGTTACAGCCATATGATGTTTGGCTTTGAACGCAATAAGCAGGCACAAGATCCTAATTGCAGCATCATCCGGCTTTTGAAGAATCGGAAGTATGGCAAGACAGGGACTTGTAAAACTTACTATGAAGCATCCACTGGCCGACTTACTCAACGTAATTGGCAAGATGAGCTTTATGAGAACAGAAAGGTAGGGTGACATGAGTAAGAAAACTGATGAGGAACTAAACTTCTCCGTCAAGTGTTTGAAGCCAAATGGCGAAGAAGTGACACACAAGTACCACAAACTCCTTGATGTATTGATTGAACGCGCCCTCAGCGCCAAGAAAGTTATGGCATTGTTTGAAACGTGTGATCAGATTAGGGCAGGTGAGCTTGTTGATGGTGAAGCCTGCAACATGAAGGGTTATACATTCCAGAGGATTTAGGCATGTCCGCATATCAAGTTTCAGATGAGCAAATATCAGCTATTTTGCAAGGTGTATATGGTTGTCTACACGTTGGAACTGATGTGTGGAAAGCCCAAGTTGACCCAAACTCCTATTACTTTGTGATGGGTGCTGAGGCAATGCACCAGCAAGAAGCTGATGTGTTGATGGCTGAAAACTTACGATCTGTTCACAAAAGGTATGAGGATCTTAAGCGCAAGCCGAACGTTCCTGAGTGGAAGGTGGAGGTATCTCGTGATGCCAAACCTCTGCATCCTCTCATTGTTCTCAAGCTGATTGACAACCTGCAATACCAATCATGCGAGAACGATGACTACAAGGAATCCGAGGCATACAAACTGCTGTGTAACTACCGGGAACGGTTGATACCTAAGCTCCCAGGCTATCAAGATCTTATTTGGGGGCTCTAACTACATTGGAGGTCATTTGAATTATGTTGGCAACGGGCTTGGGCAATTCTCGGTAGTTCCTCCACTCCTTCCTTATAAAGCGGGGGAGTGGATGCTGCTACAAGACTTGATCTATACAAGCAAAGCAGGCAAGCAATACGTTACACCGAAGTATTTCATCACTGACTTAGCGTCGATACCTTGGGTTGTTCAACCCATCTTCAACTCCATTGATACCCGCATTCCTGGAATTATGCACGATGGCTTGTATTGCATGAATCGTGATTCCAAAAGTATGTGCGATGCACTGCTCGATGAAATGCTGGAAGTTACTGGGTGTGACAAGACAAGGGCTGCACTTATTTACCAAGGTGTAAATGTGTTTGGCAGTGGTCGATACATGGCATGTAAAGGTGGGCCCAAATTGGAAGACTTCGCATGGGAATACATGACGCCATACGAAGTGACTCTTTATAAAACAGCTTACAAGATTAAGTAGGTGGTTATGCTGAAAACATTTGCAAATATATTTGATCTGGAAGAAGCAGTTAAAAGATGTGGCAAATTTTCTTTGGTAGGGACTGTGGGCGACATTGAAGTGCACGCTGACAATTACGGCACCGCCATCAAAGTGGATGGAAAGATTGTTCTCACAGTTATGCGAAAAGAAGGTGGGCTTAAAGAGCTAGTGGCCCTACTGAACAAGACAATTCTGGATTAGGAGATTTAAACATGGCTAGCTATGCGGCTGACATCGAAACAAGCGGTCTACTTGAGCAGATGAAGCTGCAAGAACGGCCAGTGTTGCACAACATGGGTTTCAAGGATATGAACACTGGGGAGGAAATCCTCTTTAGTAATAACTACTTCGACCTAGACCTGATTGATAGTGTGCAGTACAAGAACATCTCTGTTCGACCTTTAGACAAGCTGCAAAGCTTTTTGTCCAGTGGTCACAAGTTGTACATGCACAACGGCAAGCTGTTCGACAACGAGGCTTTAATTTTCCTCGGGGTTGATGAGGTTGAACAGTGCCAGATCGTAGACACCCTTTACCTCTCTTGGTACTTGGACCCTAAACGTCAGCGTCATGGTTTAGGTGAGTATGGAGAAGATTATGGTATTCCAAAGCCGTTGATTGAGAACTGGGAGGATCAAACCCAGGACGAATACAACCATCGTGTAATGCAAGACGTAAGGATTCAATATCGTCTAGTCAAAGATCAGATGGCCCAATTGAAAAAAATGTACCCACAAGGGTTTGGGCATGTTTTGGAATACTTTGATATGAAAGCCCGCCACATGCAGACGCAACAGCGTAACAAGTGGAAGCTGGACGTACCTAAGACAGAACTGTTGAAAGGTGAGCTTGACGTTAAGCTGGCATTGCAAGTGGATGAGCTTGTTAAGGTTATGCCGAAGGTTCAGAAGTTCGGGATCAAGGAGCCACCAGCTAAGCCGTACAAGGCTAATGGTGAGTTGTCTTCACATGGCATCAAATGGATTACATTGCTGCTACAGAACCACAAGCCAATTGACACCACGTTTGTAAAAGTGTTGTTGAAGCTTGAGGAACCAAACCCTAACAGTCCATTGCAGGTTAAAGACTGGTTGGATAGTTATGGTTGGGCTCCACAAACCTTTAAGTTCACTCGTGATAAAGACACTGGCGAAGAAAAGAAATCTGCACAAGTGAACGTTCCTAATAGCGGCGGTAAAGTCGATCCAGGCATTATCGAACTTATTAAGAAGCATCCGACAGCGGGTTTCGAACACATCAAAGGTTTGGGCATTCTTAAACACCGTGCAGGCATGGTGAAAGGATTCTTGGAAAACCACATTGATGGTTATCTGATTGCACGAGCACAAGGCTTCACTAACACACTGCGGCTTAAGCACCGTGAATTGGTAAACCTACCTTCAAGCCGTGTGCCTTACGGTGAAGATATACGTGGGCTGCTGATTGCAGAGGAAGGCCAAGTTCTGTTGGGCAGTGACTTAAGCTCCCTTGAGAACAAATGCAAGAACCACTTCCAATGGCCGCTTGATCCTGAGTATGTAGTAACACAGCAAACTCCAGGTTATGACCCTCACTTGCAGCTAGCTGTAGTAGCAGGGTTGATCACCGAAGCGGAAATGGAGTGGTACAAAGCTAACAAGGATCGTGAAGACCTTACTGATGCAGAGTCAGTAAAAGTTAAACACATCAGCTTGATGCGCTCGATTGCTAAAACAGCAGGGTACGCACTTCAATACGGTGCAGGTGCAGCAACAGTAGCTCGTGCAGCAGGCGTTCCTTTTAAACAAGGTGAAGCCATCCGCACAGCTTACTTGGACCTCAACTGGTCCATTGATGCAATTGCCCAGTCAACAACAGTAATGAAGTGCTGTGGTTATTCGTGGCAGTGGAACCCAATCAACAGTATCTGGTACTGGCTTAAATCTGAAAAAGACCGTTTCTCTACACTCTGCCAAGGTAGTGGTTCTTATATCTGTGACATTTGGATTGAGAACATGCACATCATTTGTCGGGAACGTCATGGTAGCAATGCACCAGTAATTGGTGAGTTTCATGACGAAGGTATCTTGAGATTGAAAGACAAACCAGCCGCCAGATTGTTGATGGGTGGGATTGTTAAAGAATCAATTGTACGTGTAAACGAACTCTTGAAATTGAATACAACCTTGGACTGTGAAGTTCAATTCGGCAACAACTACAGTGAAATTCACTAATAAATTTGCAATTGGAGAACTAAATCATGGCGTTTAAAAAAGCAGTAAAAGCTGGCGAATCGAAAAAGTACGGTGTAACTCCTTTGCTGGATGCCGGTACTTACGATGCTCGCATCCTGTCCATCATTGACCTTGGTATGCAGCCGGGCAGTCCACAATACCCTGAACCTAAACCTAAACTGGAGTTCCGTTTTGAACTGCTGGATGAGTTCATGGTTGGTGAAGATGGCACTGTAGATGAAACCGCACCTCGCGTGTTCAACTACGAAGTCACCTACAACGAAGATGGCTACATGGATGAGAAAGCCAACATCTACAAACTCATTTCCGCCATCCCAAGTGGCTTTGAACTGGAACTTTCTGAAATGGTTGGCCTCCCGGTCACTGTTATGATTCAGAAGTACATGAAGAAGTCTGGAAAGAACGCTGGCAAAGAAGACAACAAGGTTACTTCGGTGCTGCCAATGAAAGCGAAAACAATCGCTAGCGCTGGTCCACTGATCAACAAACCATTGTTCTTCGACCTGGGTGAACCTGATCTGGCTGTATGGGGCAAACTGTATAAGGGCAACCCTTATGCACACCAAGACCGCATCATGGCTTCCAGCTCGTTCGCTGGCAGTCTGTTGCAGAAGATGTTGGGCATTGAACCTGATGCTCCAGCAGATGACAGCGATCAAGATAACGATGATGGCTTCCCTGCAAACGATGCTGATCAAGATGCACCTGTTGACTCCACTCCAGAAGTAGTTGAAGAAGCTGCTGATGACGACGATAGCCCCTACTAAGGAGTAAGCCTATGTCATTTGACTTCAAAGAAGTTCTGATTGACGGCGACCTTCTTGTGTATGCGTGCTGCTCCGCTGCTGAATACGGTAACGAACTTGTTGATGTCCACCTTGATAAGATTCTTGAGTCCATTGATTCCAAAATCGTGTACATCAAGAATCGAGTCAATGCTGAGAAGGTTCGTGTGTTCTTTAGCGGTAGCAACAACTTCCGCTTTGTAGTTATGCCAGAGTATAAGGCCAATCGAGAGTTCGTTGAGCGGCCTTATTATCTGCCTGCTGCTAAGGCGTATGCCACATACAAGTGGGATGCTGAAATGGTTGACTGCATGGAAGCAGACGACCTGATGTGTATTCATCAAGACACCAAAGACTTCACAACCATCATTGCAACTATCGACAAAGACATGATGCAGTGCCGTGGACATCACTACCGTTGGGAAACAGTTCACCAAGGTGAGAAATTCACTCATGTAACTGGCAACGGTAAGTTGGAGATTGTGCACAAGGTGAGCGCAACCAATGGGAAAATTACCAAAGCTGTTAAAGGTAATGGTCCTTTGTTCCTATGTTGGCAATTGCTTACTGGTGATCCTACTGATGGGATTATGGGTTGTGGTGTTAAAGAAACCAAAATCCGTAAAACTGGCAAGAATGCAGGGGAGTCATATGAAACACGTGTTGGCGTTGGCGCAGTTACAGCTTATGAACTGCTTGCAAATTGTGAGTCCTATGGACAAGGTATGCATGTTGTTCGTGGCGAATACCGGAAAATATTCGGTGATGATTGGGAGGCAGCTTTGCTTAAACAAGGCCGCTGCCTATATATGGTGACACGCTATGTTGGTGAGCATCATATTCAATTGTGGCACCACGACACAGCGCGCTTCAATGAATCCGTTTACGACATGCGTACCCAAGAATTCAATACTCCAGTCGCAAAGGCTGCGTAGTTGTATGGCTACCTAAAGACCGAAGCACAATTACTCAATTGGCTTAGGTCAGCTCTCCGTAAGGCTTGGACTAAACATCCTACAAAACTTGTCATGTTGCAGAACAACCAGAAGTTGCTGCCTAGTAAGGTTTCATCGCGTCTGGTTATTCATCATGAGTGCAAGCATTGTAATAAGTGGTTCAGGCCCGGTGATGTGGAAGTTAATCACATTAAAACCGTTGGTGCCCTTACGTGGGAAAACCTTGGGGAGTTTGTCGAGAATCTATTCCACGTTAAAGAAACTGATTTAGAAATCTTATGTAAACCCTGCCACTCGATTGTTACCTACTCCGAAAGAAGTGGGATGTCTATGGAGGATGCCAAGATTGAGAAGATGGTTATCAACTTTACAAAGAACAGTGCAGCAGTGCAGAAAACGAAGTTGCGTAGCAAGGGGATTGAGCCTGGAGCTACCGCTGGCATTAGAAGAAGTCAAGCCAGAGCCTACATATCGTCGATACTTAAAGGAGAATCCTGATGGCTATTTTGAAAGACCCTAGTGGCATTGCCATTGATTGGGAAAGCAGGACTGTAGTGTTTATGGGTAAGGACATGATTGACCTTCTTTTTAACATTCCATCAATGAGCAATCTACAGACTTGTGCATGTGCAACTCAATTGGTGGAAGCTGCGGCATTAGCAATTGTTAGAAGTTATCGCCCTGGTTATGTAGATAATCAAGAAGGTAGACCTTGGAGTTTCGGTTGCGTCAATGAAAGTGATATTCCATACCTAGAATCCAAACTTCCTGCGTCCTGGGAAACAGTTAAGTTACTTTCAGGAGGTGTTTAATGGCTATTTTGAAAGAGCTTGATGACGGCACTGAGTACGTCAAAGCAAAGTACTACGAAGGGGAAACCCTTAAAGGTTACTGGAAAGTTTATCGCAAGGTTGATGGTGTTCGTGTAATGCGTAACGCTGCCAATGAACCTGTTAGCCGTGCTGGTAAGCCACTGTACAACGTCAACCACCTTGAGTTTAAGGATGCTGAGGTTTACAGCGTCAACTGGAACACATCTGTTTCATTGGTGCGTACACAGTCTCCACAAGTTGTCACTCAGGACATGATCTATGAGCTAACTGACGGCAACATTGATCCTCGTTTGCTGATGGGCACTGTGCTGCATCCAGACGACTTGAAGCTGAAAGGATTGATGCAACTGCGCCTTGATCAAGGTGACGAAGGTTTGATTCTTCGCCAGCTTCACAAGTCCGGCAAGTTCTATGTGTGGTTGAAGGTGGTTCCAAAAAAGCAGGCCGACGTTCGGATTACTGGTTTCAAAGAGGGTGCCGGACGTTTGAAAGGTACGCTCGGCAGTATTCAAACAAAGCACGGCTCTGTTGGCAGTGGCTTTGATGATGAGTTGCGGGATAAGTTGTGGGCAGATCGTGCAAGCTTGATGGGCACCATTATTCAAGTGGAATACCGCGAAGTTACTGAGGCTGGCAAATTGCGCTTCCCTGCGTTTGTTCGTCAACGCTTCGATAAGACTGAGGAAAGCATCTAATGCGAGTATTCATTCTTAATGGTCCGCCAGGGATTGGCAAAGACACTTTGGCCGAAAACATAAAGAGCCATTTTGGCTACCCAGTACTTATGTTTAAGTATGCTCTTTATGCGGAAACTGCAAAGTACTACGGCACCACACTTGAGTACATGATTGCCATTGCAACAGGTCGTGACTCCAAGGAAATGACCAATACAATATTTGGTGGTATCTCCCCACGCCAAGCATTGATTCATGTAAGTGAGTTTGTGATTAAGCCATTACATGGGAAGAAGTACTTTGGCTTGAAGACCATTGGGGCTTTGAATGCACTGGATGGAGTTACTGGAACCGTTGTGTTCTCAGATGGTGGTTTTCCAGAAGAATGTGGAGTCCTTGTTGAGCATGGTTTCGATGTACACATTGTGCAACTGCACCATGAAGCCTTCAACTTCGACCATGACAGTCGCAACTATGTGACAGTGCCAGGTGCTACTACACATCGCATCAATGTAACGATGGGTGAACCACTGAATGATCTTTGGTTCTTCAATCAGATTGTGAATAACGTAAACCAGTTTAACGGAGCAGATAACCAATGAATGCAGTTGTAGAGAAATTTGTAGCACGCGCTGATCGTCCAGCAAAAACCATTCGTACCGAACTGGTGGATATTGAAGAATACATGCCAATTGGCCGTCGCCTTCGTGACATGGTTACTTGGCACCATGACCGCAACTTGATTGAAGGTAGCGATGACAAAACACAATTTGCAAAGCTCATTCAAGAAGTGGGCGAACTCAGTGACAACCTCTGCAAAGGTAAAGACATCCGGGATGATGTTGGAGATATTGTCGTTGTGCTTGTTAACTTGTGTGCTCGCAATCGGATCTCTTTCCTCTCCTGCCTAGACCAAGCATGGAATGACATCAAAGATCGAGAAGGCATTATGTTCGAAGGTGTTTTCATCAAGTCCACAGACACACGCTATGCCGAACTTGTAGCAGCGCGTAAGTAACTTTAATCAAATAGGAGAACCACTTGAGCCAAGTTAAAGAAGTAGTATTCATTACCAGTGAATGTCGTTTGCAAGACCCCAAGAAACTTGGTAGCAGTATCAAGTTGAGTCAAAGTGGCTTGAGCAAGTCTGAGCAATTGGACCTCCTAGGAGATTGGACAGAAGCACAGCAGGAAGTTATTGCAGTTGCTCGCCATCACTACAAACGAATGATTAATCTCGGGGTTTCTCCCGATGTAGCACGTGTGCTGCTACCAATGGGGTTGGTATCCCTTTAATAAATTTGAAAGAGGTGAGCAATGCAATTGAGTGTTAATGGTATTGGTGCTGATAAACAAGCGCTTAGTGACATCGTAGTTTTCAACAAGTACGCAAAGTTCCTTCCAGAAGTTGGTCGTCGTGAGAATTACAAAGAGATTGTAACTCGCAATATGGAAATGCATCAGCGTAAATATCCACTAATTGCAGAGGCTATTGGCAATGTTTACGAGCAGTTTGTTTTTCCTAAGCGGGTGCTTCCTTCTATGCGCAGTCTTCAGTTTGGTGGACGCCCGATTGAACTCGCTCACAACCGTATTTTCAACTGTGCTTACATGCCGGCAGAAGACTATCATTTCTTCCCTGAACTTATGTTTCTGCTTCTTGGCGGCACTGGCATGGGGTACAGCGTTCAACGACACCACGTCAATAAGCTGCCCCCAGTAGCAGAACCAAAAAGCCGTGACTTCCACAAGTTCCAGATCCAAGACTCCATTGTAGGTTGGGCTGATGCTATCAAGGTTGTTGCTAAAGCATTCTTGTGTGGTGGTGCACTTCCAGTGTTCGACTACCGCGACATTCGTGAGAAAGGTTCTGAGCTGGTAACTACTGGTGGTCAAGCCCCAGGCCCAGCACCATTGAAAGTATGTGTAGATGCATTGTCTGCACTGTTTAGCAATGCTGTAGGTCGCCAGATGCGTCCTGTAGAAGTTCATGATGCTGCCTGTATTATTGCTGATGCAGTATTGGCTGGTGGCATTCGTCGCGCAGCAATGATTAGCCTTTTCGATCTTGATGATGAAGAACTGATCACCTGTAAATCTGGTAACTGGTGGGAAACACACCCATACCGTGCCCGTGCCAACAACAGTGCAGTACTTGTCCGTGGTGAAGTAACCTCGGATCAGTTTGTTAAGTTGATGGCTCGTGTTGAAGCGAGTGGTTGTGGTGAGCCGGGTGTTTACTGGAACAACAACAAAGACTGGGGCACTAATCCATGCTGTGAGATTGCACTTGAACCATATCAAATGTGCAACCTCACTGAGATTAATGCTTCGCTCATTACTGATCAGGAGGATTTTAACGATGTCAGTTCGGCTGCTGCTTTTATTGGTACTTTGCAAGCGGGTTACACAGATTTCCACTACCTCAATCCTAAATGGCGTGAGACCTGTGAACGAGGGGCATTACTCGGCGTCTCGATGACAGGCATTGCCAGCAACACAGTTACTAAATTGGACATGGCACAAGCTGCACAGGTTGCAGTTCTGACCAACAAGTCTATCGCAAACATCATTGGCATCAATGAAGCTGAGCGTAGTACCTGTGTTAAACCGGCTGGCACCACTTCATTGGCATTGGGCACTTCTAGTGGCATCCATGCTTGGCACGCCGAGTATTACATTCGTCGTATGCGAGCTGGTAAAGATGAAGAACTTGCTCAATACATGATGCGTGTTGCACCTGCGCTTGTTGAACAAGACGTAATGGTCCCGCACCAAGTTGTACTGTCATTTCCACAATCTGCTCCAGAAGGTGCATGTGTTCGTACTGAAAGCATGTTCCAACTTCTTGAGCGTGTGAAGCTGGTTAGTACTGAGTGGGTAGCTGCTGGTCACACCACTGGTGACAACAAACACAACGTATCTTGCACTATTAGTGTTAAAGACAACGAGTGGGAAGAACTCACCAACTGGATGTGGATCAACCGTGAGCATTACAACGGCATCAGCGTACTCCCTTTCTTCGGTGCAGAAGCATACCCACAACTTCCTTTCGAAGACTGCTCCAAAGAAGTCTACGAATCCCTACTTGTCCATTTGGAGGTTATTAATATTGATGAAGTTTTCGAAGTTGATGGCAGCGCAATCAACCTCACTGCTGAATTGGCATGTGCTGGTGGGTTCTGCGAAGTTAAGTAAAGACGAAAGGCCAGATGTGTAATTACATGGAAGTGTCCGCATCGTTGCCAACATTGATTACACACTCCTGCCCAAGCTGTGAAACTCCAGTTAAATGCGAGATTGAACAAGGCAAAACAACGTGCTGGTGTTTCCATGTGAAGCGTCAAGAGAAGGAAGTTGATTGGGGAGGGAAGTGTTTGTGCACTGGTTGCCTTACAGGAACCACAGCAAATTGGAATTTCCATAACTTGCCAAAGTTAGGAGCCATACTGAACGTCAATTAAGAGGTGATTGGTGGCCCATGAAGAATCGTTTGAACTTTCTGTCACAAGAAGGTTAATACCAAAACTGGCACCACCATACCGCCAATCTGCACAAGTATACGTTGACTGCATCCCCAAGCTTTATGTTGCATTGTGCAATCCGGGGAGCAAGTACAATAAACGTAACTATCTCGCCCAGTATCTACACACTGATCCGTACATAGGCTTGTGCTTTATAATGGCGATGGTGGGTGCAAAATTACTTACCCTTGAGCACATACGTGTAAGTAGAACAGAAACACATGTGATCGTTGAACCGACTTACGACCTTGTTAGCATGATGGTTAAGGGTGGCTTGCCGCCTATTTTAACGCATGTTGTCAGGGAAGGCTTTGACGTGCCTGATGCAAAAGTACGTTACGGCATCGAGCAGTGTTCACATCTAGAAGCAACCAGTGGGATAGCTGATACAAAGTTTCGTGTGAATCCGTTCGTACTTAACCTGTATAAAGAAACCGCTCCATACAATGACAGCATCATGGCTAGTAGAGCTGTGAAGTGTGCGGAACAACTTGTTGATGAAAACAGCTTCAAGTTTGGTTGCTTCTTGGATAGTCGTGGAAGGATATACACAGACACAACAATTGGAATTAGCCCGCAAGGTGCTGACCATGAGAAAGCAATGTGCCTTCCTATTTTCAGCGAAGCTCTGTCACCGGCTGGGCTGGCTGCCCTTGTGGCGGCTACTGACGACTACGCAGAGGACACCCGCTATGACGGTGCAGACACTGAGGCTAAAGCCTGCCTATATGCGGCACAGGCTCTAGACTGGGAGAATTTGGAGTGGCTACAGTGGGATAAACCCTACTGCGGGATGGCAAACGCCAGGCTGATAGCCGAACACCTGAAAGCCCCTGAGCAGCCCTTGGCAGCGTTCGTTCCCAGGGACGGGCGATGTTCCGGCCTACAGCATTGGAGCGCCCTGATGAGGTCCAGTGCGATCACAGACCGGCTTGGGATGGAACTAGCCGAGTCGGCAGACGGCATGGATATTTACGAGTTTGTAGCCTTCAAGTGGGACTACTACTTACCAGAAGAATACAAATACATTGCTACACGTAAGGGTGCAAAGAAGCCAGTAATGACTTTTGCGTATTCTGCAACTCGCATATCGGCAATGGATAATGTCTGTGACATGCATCCAGAGCTTGATAGAAAGGTTGCTTGCCAGCTCGGCTCTCAATTGTTCAACACCACGAACGAGGTTCTACAACCTATCGTTGCAGGTGTGGATTGGTTGAAGGCGTGCATGGCAATAATCTGTGCAACTGGTGTTCACCAAGTTTCATGGGAGACTCCAGACGGATTTGTAGCAAGTCAGGATTACCGAGTAACTGAGGAAGAAGACGTTACGGTGGTGATTAAGCGGCGCAAGCACACGATCACTATCAAAAAGGATGTATTGGATGAAGAAGGTGCGTTCATCCCCAAGCTTTCGAAGCACAAATCTGCAATTGGTCCTAATGTAATTCACTCGCTAGATGCAACACATCTTCGGATGGTGGCTATTCGTTTGAAGGAAGTCGGGCTTCCTGCTGTGTGGGTACACGATAGCTTTGCTGTTCATGCAAACTACATCCCATTTCTCGACAAAGTAATCCGAGAAGAATTCGTAAAGTTGTACTTTGGTAACTACCTGTTAGATCTAAAGCGTCAATGGGAGTACAAGTACAAAGTGGATTTGCCTGATGAACCTGCAATGGGGGATTGGGATTTGAACATCATTCACAAGTGCGACAGATTTTTCCTGTAAAAGTTTGCAAACTTTTGGGCATATTGGCAAAAGCGGTTTGGCTACAGGCCATATAAACCGTGGCCTCCAGCTACCCACCATAGAAGAATAAGAACGCACTCAATTTAAATATAAAGAAATTTCCACTGGCCTCTAAGGGGGCTGGGGGATGCTTTCTCTTTTACTAAAAGGTTTGACAATTCTTGTTAACTAAAATGTTCCACCACATAACTACCTCCCTGAGAGGTAACAACTAATGAGTTAGGAGAAACCACATGAGTAATGATTGCAGAACCAAATGCAGAAGTTGTAATCACTACGTTGATCTAGTTGCAGGGGCTTGCCCTCTGTGTGACGAAGTGTATTACGAGGTTGATGAAGATGAAGTTGTTGATAAGAAAATCAACATCAGTATCTCTTTCGCTGCACCAACAGAAGGTGAATGGATGGCAATTTGTAAGGAGTTGCAAGACCTCATTCCACAAAGAATGACTACCGAGCGATTTAACTTCCTTTATATGCTGCAACCTGTAGCGGACGAGGATAAGTTTTAATGGCTGCATTACCGATTGATGAGCAGGTTGATAACTACATTGTTAACCAACTGACTCAACACTACGGTGATTTGTTAAAAGTTAGTAGATCCAGGGGCATCACACAGACACTCCCGCAACTACGAAAGTATATTTCAGAAAATGACTTTATTATTGAGCAATACCACAAGTCTATTACAAGTGAGATTGAAGGTCAGGGCTTAGAGAACAATGCTGTAATCAAAGCTTTGCAAGATGCTCAATTGGAAGCGTTTAGAAATGCTGACCATAAAAACAACACTGTATATAGCTCTGAGATTAAGAAATTAATTACAGAGGGTAAAGTTGAGTTGGACAGTAATGGCGACGTATCTGTCGTTAACAAAGCCAAGAAGAAACTTTCTTTGGCAATGGCCATTATTAACAATCCGCTGGAAGTAAATCTTGAAGAACTTACTAACGAAGATTGTACCGAGGCAAGAGAGATACTTGTCGCTAGCTTTGCTACATTCAGTAAGTGGGCATTTGAGTTGCAGATGGGATTCAAATTCCAGATGCAGGACTTCCATAATGTTATTTTCGAAGTATGCCAAGATATTGTGGATGGTAAGAGGGATCGGGTAATTGTAACGATCCCTCCCCGCCACTCCAAGACACAGATTCTCAGTATCTTTCTACCTCTGTATAGCTTCTGCCACAACCCAGGTTCACATAACATCATCACTTCTTACGCCGATGACGTTGTATCGGAAAGTAGTGGTTACATCCGTACCATCATGCTCAACGAACTATTCATGAAAGTGTTTCCTGCATTGAAGATTGATGCAAGTAAGCGCTCGCTTGAACGTTGGGGTACTACTAAAGGTGGCGTGCTTCACGCAGTTCCATCTGGTGGTAAGTTGACAGGGAAGGGTGCTGGTAGCTTGACTACCGCTTATTCAGGTTGCTTTGTTGTAGACGACATCATTAAGCCAAAGGACGCTTACTCTAATACAGTTCGCTCCGAGATTAATGACCGATACGACAACACATTTATGTCACGTCTTGCGAATGACGGTGTAGTTAATGATGACGATGGTAATGAGATTAAATGTTCTCGGACACCTATGGCTATCATTATGCAACGTGTGCATGACGAAGACCTCGTTGGCTATCTGCTACGGGGTAACTCAAGTGACAGTTACGACTGGTTGAACATCCCAGCAGTGATTGAAGAAGGTGTGGGCTCTAAAGAGTGGTACGACAAACTCATTGAGAAACAGGCGTATACACACGCCAAGCCTGTGCTGTTTAAGTTGCATCGTAAAGAAGCTCGCACTGCATTGTGGCCGTCTCGTAAGAGTCTGGAGTCATTGGATGCAATGAAGAAAGCCTCCCCATATACATTCAACAGTCAGTACATGGGTGATCCAACTGCACAAGGTACAGGACTTGTTCAAGAAGCATGGTGGCAGGAATACCTAGAACTTGATAAGTCCCAGGTTGTTCGCTCATTCATGACAGCGGATACAGCATCTACTGCGCAGACCTACTCAGATTACTCTGTGGTTTGTTTGTGGGCAGTGATGAGGAATAGAGATATGTACCTAGCAGATGTTGTGCTGGGTAAATGGGAAACACCTGAGCTTAAGATAGAGCTGATTAAGTTCTGGAATAAGCACAACAAGTTGGACCTGTCTTATCCATGCATGTTGCCTACGGCCTTGTATATGGAGGACAAGAGTTCTGGTCAATTCTTGAACCAACAATTTACACGTGATGGGGACATTAGAGTACTGCCTGTGCCGAAGGATAAAACTTCCGGGGACAAGGTGGCTCGCTTCCTCAACACAATCCCTTACTTTGCACAAGGTAGATTATGGTTTCCAAGTGAGCATGTACATAAGGCACACGTTATGCGTGAAGTCTTGGGCATGACTGGCTTAGGTAGTTCAACTGGACATGATGACGTTGTTGATAACGTGAGTGATGCAGTTGCCATCGAATACAGTGGAAGTTCGGCCAACTATGAAAACTGGGTTAATTAAGGAGTACTGTCATGATCAGCACACGTCTGTGCAAGAAAGCATCGGGCAATAACCTTTTTCATATCAAAGATAGCGCTGGCAACATCATCGCCACAGTTGAAACTGTGAGTGATCGTGTAGAGCTGCAAGTATCCACACTGCCTGAGTACCACTTGGAAAAACCCAATGGCTACTCTAGCAAGAAGGATGATCTATGAATGAAGAAGAAAACCTGACTTTAGAACAACTCGCTGAAAAATTAGTCGTAGATGCTGCAACAGCGATTAAGGCACAAGATGGTTTGGAAAACGTAGTTTCGGGTATGGGTGGTGCTGGTGATAAGACCACCTACAACCAATGGAATCGTAGTGGTGGCAACAGCGACCAAGATGGTTTGATTACCCGTTTCCGTGAAGATTGGATTGCACAAAAGATTTGCACCATCATCCCACTGGATACAACCCGTCAATGGCGTGAGTTGGAAACAGAGGAAGCACAAGAAGCAGACGAATACTTCAATGTTTCAGGTCTGTTTAATGAAGCATACAAGTGGGCGAGGGTGTTTGGCACTTCTGCAATTCTGCTGGACATCAAAAGTTCCGGCAAGATGGATACACCACTAGACCTTAAACGGTTGAAGTTGAATTGCATCAATAGCCTTCAAGTTATCGACCGTACAAGGTTGATGGGTAGTGGCATGATCAACATGGACCCACTGTCACCATGCTATGGGCAACCTGAGCATTACATGATTGCTGGCAGCACTGCCAAGATTCACTACTCCCGTTTGATTAGGTTTGAAGGTACACGCCTTCCTATGTATGAGAACTGGCATAACCAATGGTATTCAGACAGCGTGTTGCTGCCACTGAATAAGTTGATTGATAACTTCCATACTGCTGTTCAGGCTGCTGCACATCTTGTTGTAGAGGCTAACACTGATGTAGTTACGATCAATGGTTTGCAGAACATGCTTACCAACCCTGCGGGTGAGAAGGCTGTTATGAAACGATTCCGTCTGATGAAACAGATGAAATCGATTTACAACGTAATTCTACTCGATGCCAATGAAGTCTACTCCACCAAGAAAGTTCAACTATCTGGTGTGAAGGATTTGATTTGGGAGTACTTGGAAGTAGTTGCTGCTGGTGTAGGTATTCCAGCCACTCGCTTCTTGTCTGCATCACCAAGCGGCATGAATGCTACAGGTGAGAGTGACCTTGTTAACTACGTTGACTTACTTGCTGCTATTCAAAAGATGGAGTACGAGCCAAAGCTCAAAATCCTTGATGCCATTATTCAAGCTCATTTTGGTTTGCCAGAGTGTAAGTATAAGTGGCGTTGCATCTTCCCTGAATCTGCTGCACAGAAAGAAGCTAAAGACAAGGACACTGTTGCGAATGTCGTGGCTCTAGTTGCAGTAGGTGTTCTAACTGCCGAGGCTGCACAACGGATTCTGTACACCAAAAATGTTTATTCGAAAGAAGACATGGGTGAAGTTCCCATAGCACCACCACCTGGAGCAGCCAAGATTTCACGTCCATCAGATGGGCCTGACGATAAGAAGGAGAAATAAATGCGTTTGAAAAATACGTTGGGCCTGGCAGTGGCAGCATTGGCTGTTCGGTTCCACGATGAAGACACAGTTGTAAACCTGCAAGACAAGTTGCACATGCCTACAAAGCGCAAGTTCAAGATGAGTGGTCAAATGATTGCTCCTTGTACTCTCGCACGTACTGGCATCATGGAGTACAAGGCAAAGGATTTGGGTGCACAGTTTAAAGACCATGATCCAGAAGCCATTATCAAGGTAATGACTTTGCCAGAAGACTTGTTTGATGAGGCAGCTATTAATTCTGCCCGTTCGGCACCTTTCACTATCGGCCATCCAAAAGATGATGTTGATACTGAAAATGCCAAAGAGTTGGTAAAAGGCATGCTTGAAGGTGTGCCTTGCAAGGATGAGGCAGGCGAAGAACTAATCGGCACTATGGTGCTTAATGATGCAGATGCTATTGCATTGGTTAGAGCTAATGTTAACCAACTGTCCAGCGGTCACAATGCCACTTTGGTTCTGTGTGACGAAGCTACTGTTGGCTACCACGCCAAGAAGACCAACATCCGCATTAACCACTTTGCAATCGTGCCCAAGGGCCGAGCTGGTACAGCAGCTATTGCTGACAGTGCAGATGTGGAAGAAGAAGTAATTGATGATGTCCCTGTTATCGCAACAGTAATTGAAGTGGCCAAGGTCGCTGATGCTGTTGTTGAGGCCAAACTAGCAGACGCTGCTTTGGTTGCAGAAGTGGAAACACTGAAAGCGAAGCTGGATGATGTCACTGCAAAACTTGCCGATGCTGTAGCAATTGGCGAGAAGCTGAAAGACATTGATGCACTTGTTGAAGAACGCATGGAGTTTGTTAGCCAGGCACTCAAGCTTGCAGATGTTGATGTAAAAGGTTTGACTAAATTGGAAGTAATGCGCGCAGTGGTTACTAAGGTATGCCCGTCTGCCCCTACTTCTATGTCCGACCAATATGTTGAAGTCCGATACGGCATTCTCCTTGAAGATAAGGATTTTGTGAAAGATGAATCCACAGACCTAACGCAAGTCTTGCGAGACGTTGCAGGTAAGGATGTGAAACCAGCAGCAACCCCAGCAAAGAATGAATCCGCTCGGGAAGCAATGATTAAACGATATGAAGGAGCTAATTAATATGCCAGTTCAAAACTACAGCATCAACATCCCAGGCGCCCAGGAAGGTACTATCATCGGCCTGAACTACACCAACGCCAAGCGGGAAAGCTTCCGTGCAAAAGTTGCAGGCATCACTGCTGGCAAGATTGTAAAGCACACTGGCGACCGTGAAGTTGATTTGGGTAGTGCCGGTGCTGGTCAACAGTTCGGTGTTGTTATCCGTCAAATGACCACTGAAAGTGACTTCCGACCAAACACTGGCGCGGCTCCTTATGCAGTGGGTGCGATGCTTCCAGTACTGTTGGAAGGTCCAATCAACGTGGTAACTGTTGCCTCGTGCCTGTTTGATGGCAACGTATACGTTAACTCCACCACTGGTCAGGTTACTTCTGCACCAACTGCTGGTTATGTCAAAGCGTCAAACATGAAGTTCAAAGCTTCTGCGGCCGCTGGTGAAGTTGTTGGGGTGGATATCACCGTAGCAATGATCAATGGCACCGCTGTTTAATTATAACTAATAAAGGAGATTGAATTTATGTCCCGCGAAGTAAAACTGGCTGATGGCACCACTGCAACCCTTAACGATCACTTTGAACGTCTGGTTGATTCCTCCGATGTAAAACTTTCTGATGGTGACGGTGTGTTCTTCCAACGTCAACTGGAAGTAATCGAACAAACCACATACGACGTACTGTATCCAGATTTGGAAGCTCGTGAATGCTTCCCAACCCTGACCCTTGGTGGTGCAGGTGCAACCAGCTTGACCTACCGTTCGTATGACCGTGTTGGTAAAGCACAAGTTATCAACGCTCGTGCAACCGACCTGCCAAAATCCGATATCTCGGGCCGTGAGTATTCTATCAACGTGAAATCCGTTGGTTGCGCTTACGACTTCGACATTGATGAAGTTGCATCTGCCAACATGAGTGGCATGCCTCTTGAAGCTCGTAAGGCTATGGCTTCGCGCCGTGGTTATGAGCAGTACGTGAACGATGCTGTATGGTCGGGCGATACTACTGCTGGTTTCGTTGGTCTGTTCGGCAACCCGTATGTTGCACACAACCCAGTTGTTGCCGGTGCAGCAAGCACTACCCTGTGGACCACCAAGACTCCAGATGAAATTCTGAAAGACTTGAACTCGGCTTGCAGCGCTATGTACGCAGCCACCAAGAAAATTCACAAACCAGAAGAAGTTTGGTTGCCAGTTCTGCAACACAACTACATTGCGTCTACTCCACGTAGCGCTCTGAGCGATACCACCATCCTGCAATACTTCTGCGATAACAACCCTTTCGGTATTACCAAAGACAAAGTGAAAGCGCTGAATGCTATCGACAACAAGTTCGATGGTGGCGCTGATGGCTTTGTTGTACTTGCCAAGAAAACTCCAGAAGGTACTCAGACTGTTCGTATTCGTGAACCACTGCCACTTCAATTCCTGCCAGTGCAATTGCATGGTCTGGTCTATGAAGTTCCTGGCCGTGGCCGTTTCGCTGGTTTGGAAATCACTTACCCTCGTGCAATTGACCTGTGGTACGGCATCTAACAAATAGCGTTACTTAAGAGCCTCACTATATGTGGGGCTTTTTATTGCCCAAATTTTAAGGAGAACCAACATGCGCGTTCGAAATCATTCCGAAGCTCCTATCATGCTTAATGCTTACATCAACGCTGGTAAGAAGACTACGCACCAAGATGTTCATGGCAACAAGATTGTTAAAGCAGAAGCTCCGCAATATACGTTGATCTGTATTCCTGCAAGTGCAGAAGTAGAGATTGAGGACGAATTATGGGAACAAGCGACCTCGGGTAAAACCCGTGTGCAGATCTTCGACGAAGAACGTGAAGTTATTCCAGAAGCGAAGATTGATGGCAAGCCTGTATATCAGACTGTACTTGTTCCTACTGGTAAGTTCCGTGACGTCAACTTGATCCAAGAGCGCGTCAAGAAAGGTGACTTGGAAATTACCATGAAGGTTGCCAGCAAACTGTCTATGGCAGACAAGCTCAAGAACCTTGCTGTTAAGAAGGTTGTTGTTACTGCCGAGACCCACACAGAAGAAGAGATTGATGCACTGCACATGTCTCTGTGTGAATAAGTAGGAGGATCATAAATGGTGACTTATGAAATGTTTGTTGCCAGATTCCCTGAGTTTACAAGTACTTCCCAAGCAAGGTTTAGCATCTTCCTTGGGGACTCTCAAATTGAAATGGGCATTGAGGAATATCGCTGGGAGAATGTCTATGACGTTGCTCAAGCGAACCTCGTTGCCCACTTTCTAACTGTGGCTCAAGGAAGTGCAATAGGCGATACGATGGCTTTGATGCCCATCAGAAGTACAGATGTTGATGATGTGTTGGTGGAGTATGCAGTTGCGACAGTTGCTCCAGGCACAGCGGTAGATAACTTTGCAGCATCTATCTACGGACAGCAATATGTTCATTGGCGTAACCAAGCGTTTGCTGGTGCCAGAATTATCTGCCCATGATTAGTGTTCGCAGAGCATTCAATCGAAACACAACAACCAAAGTCTTAATGTGTAGCCCAGTCGGTGGTTATTGGGATGCAGACAACCAGTGGGTAAAGAATGCCACTGGGCCAGCGATTGCAATCTGTGCAACACCTATCCCACACGGTGATAGAGATGAGGGTGTGTTCGGTGAACAACTGAAAGCAAACCCTGAGCTTGAGCGTCAACCTGGCTTCATGAAGTTTCATTCCCTTGTGGACATGCCTATTAATAGCTTGCTGTGTGTGTATGGGGTTACTTACTTCGTTACACAGTATGCCAACTATAGTGCCGCTGGTTTCTACATGACCATTGCAAGCAAGGTGCAAAACCTTGTGCTTACCGAAGGATTGGTTACAGAGATTTTCAATGAGGACGGCACAGCACTTCTTACTGAACTTGGCGCGCTGATGATCCTAGAGACACCACCACAAAATACACTTCAAGTGAATGGGTGGGGCTAATGGATATAGATGTTCAAAGGGTTCAAAAAGTAATTGATCAATGTGTGCTCAAACCTCGCTACTCCTACCCCATGTTTAAGAATGCCCCACGTCCACCTGTTGATGCATATGCAGCAGTAAGGATGATGGGCACTTACAGCCCAGGTTATGACCAAATTTACAACACCTTTGATGAAGTTGCTGATGAGTTTGTATTCACTACCAAAGGTTTTCGCATTCTCTCATTCGATGTTTTGTTTTCTCGTGATGATGTGGATGTTGATTTCTTGAACAACAGTTTCTTTCGCCCCGATGTTTTGGATTTGATGAATAAGCTGGGGATGGTTCTTTTGAGTAAGGGGCCGATCAATGTAAAGACTTTGACATTGGAATCTCAATGGGAAGTTCGAACTGCAATTCGTCTCGACTTCAATGTGATCAGAACACAGACCACACGTATTCCCCGCATTATTAAAGCTGTCATTAACGGTGAAGCTCAAATAGAAGCAGCTTCCGTAAATATGGTTATTGAAATTGATGGAGAAACCAAACCAATAAATTAACAAAGGAGACATTACCATATGTCGGCATCCGTCCCAATTTCCGAGTATATCAATGTAGGCATTGCACTCGCACCAACACCAGAAGGTTTGGCAGGTTTTGGCCAACTCGTAGTGATGAGTAAGCGCGCCAACACTGGCACAACCCCCATTACTAAAGATGAGCGAATTCGTAAGTACAGCAGCATGCCTTCTGTAGCAGCCGATTACGCTGACGGCACAGAGATTAACAAAGCAGCTACTGCGTACTACGCCCAAGTACCTCGACCAATCTACTTCATGGTTGGTTTGATTGATGGCACCAACACCGCTGCACATGCAACAGGTAGCACCCTGCCAAACTTGGTAGCACTGCAAGCTGTAACTGCTGGTGGCTTCACTATCACCATTGATGGCACGCTTACCGTTATCACTGCCGTGGATCTGTCCGGCGCTGTGTCGTTTGCTGCTGCGGCCACACTTGTACAAACAAAACTCGCTGCGCAGAAGCCAGGCACAACCTGCACTTATGACGGCACTCATTTTGTAATCACCAGCCCAACGTCTGGTGTTAGCTCTACAATCACCATTGCATCTGCGGATGTAGGTGGTTTGGCTGCTTCCCTTGGTATGCTTACTGCTGTACTTACCCAAGGCCAAGCGTCTGAAACTCCAGCGCAAGCACTTACAGCATGTGAACAAGTTGATAACTCTTTCTACGGCATCGTCCTAGATAAAGAGTTCGACGATACACAGGCTGCATATGATGTTGCTGTATGGGCACAAGCTCGTACCAAGAAGTTCTTCAACACCACCAACGATCCAGTGGCACTTACCAATACTAATGGCATGACCATTGCGGGGTTGATTTCCAGTTCCTCGTTGGGTAACACCTTGTCTACTTATGCACCTGTTGCTGGTAGCTATGCTGGTGCCTCGGTTGCTGGTCGTGCATTCACTGTTAACTTTGAAGGTACTAACACCACCATCACCCTGATGTACAAAAAGCTGCCCACCATTCCTGTTGCGCGTATTACCTCTGGCCAGAACGCCAACCTGAACAAAATCAACTGCAATGTGTTCTTGGATGTAGGTGGCAACTCGTTCTTCGCTGAATCCAAAATGGGTGACGGCAGTTGGTTTGACACCAAGCATGGTTTGGATTGGTTGCAGAACCGCATTGAAACTGATGTGTTCAATCTGATGTACCGTTCCAACACCAAGGTTCCTTACACTGATACTGGTGTGAGCATGATCATCCAGAAGGTTGAGCAAGGTTTGCGTCAAGGTGTTACTAACGGCCTGATTGCTCCTGGCTATACCACTGATGGCGAGTACCTGGAACTTGGCTATCGCATTGATTACATCGCTGTTGGTGATGTTAGCTCTGCTGACAAAGGTAATCGTATCTACAAAGGTATCTCCTTCATTGCAGTAGGCGCTGGTGCAATTCATAAAGTAACTATCACCGGCTCGTTCTCGGAATAAGGAGAAGTAAATGAAGCAGTATAGCTTTTATAACGTTGACCTTTTGCTGGATGGTATCCCAGTTACTGGCTTCACAGATAACAACAGCATCATTTCGGCAGGCCGTACTAACGTACAGCACACCAAAGTAATTGGCGCTCGTGGTGAAATGTCTGTGGCAACTATCGCTGATCGGTCTGGCCGCATTGTGTTTACTCTGCTCCAAACCAGTGACTACAACGCTACCCTCAACAGCCGTGCAATTCTTTCTCAGAACACCGGCTTGAGCGGCAACCGTCAAACCTTTGATCCAATTCAAGGTTTGATGAACGATAAGATGGGACTTGCACTTGTTACTGGTGTTAACGGGTTCATTCCGGTAATGCCTGCAATTGTTCGTGGTACTGGCATTGTCTCCCTGAGTTGGACTGTTGAATTTGAGCAGATCTGGTTCACCAACGGTAAGTACGATTACGTAGGTCTGTAATAAGAATATTTAGCTGGAGATAAATTGTGTCTCCAGCTTGGGAGAACTATATGGCTTGTAAATCAGAAACACGGGAGATTGGGGGCAAGACAGTCTTTGTTCGCCAATGGCCTGCTAACAAAGCAATGGATATGCAAATTGGTTTGCTCACTGCAATGGGGGATGAAAGTCTTGCATTCGTAATGGGTGACTGGAACTTCGGCAACCTTATGTATGTGTTGCAACGTGTAGAGAAGCATGTGTTCCTGCCATTCGTTAAAGAATGTATTTCTTATGCGCGTATTGATGGCAAAGAAATCAATGCAGCTAACTTTGATGTTGAACTGAGCGGAGAGTTGAAGTTTATTTATGACCTGTTCTCCTTTGTAGTTGAGGTTAACTTCAAGGATTTTTTCGTAGAAGGTCTAGCAGCGATGGACGAAATCGAGAAGTTGAAGAAGTTGAAGGAGCAGAGCTTGCTTCCATCACAAACAACGCAGACGGAACAATAACAATAAACAATGAGTTGGATGCCCATAAGGGACCAACCATTTCAGAAATGTTTCCTGATGTTAATTACTTCCTACATCGTCCATTGATTGCTAACCCTCCAATGTGCGCCTTAAGGGAACTCGATGATTCAACATATAGCATTGATGATATTTATCTAATGCATGTGCTACTAGACCTTAAAGAACACATTGATCCACCTACGGCTATGCCAGTAAGAGTGACCAATTGGCAATAACTAATTGAGGGACTAATCTAATGGATGAAAAGAAGATACTTAAACTTGGCAAACGCCAAAAACCAGTTGTATCGGTGGCGTCTGGCACTTCTAAGTATGTAGCCCCATCCCAAGCGAAGGATGTGATTTCACGAGAAGCCACAGATGCAAGTGTTGCTGCCCAACGTAAACGTGAGAAAGCCGCTAGACGGAAAGAACTTGCGTACTACATGGCAAAGACCACTGGCGGCACTGCTGCCCAGTTTGAAAAGGTTATCAACAGTGAAGACTGGGATGACTTAGACGTTCAAGAAATGCTCCTTGAAGATCGCTTTGCGAAGTTCCGGGAAACCACACTCATCAATACGAGTGAAGAAGTTCGAGCAAAAGTTCAGCAAACGAATAAAAATGCAACAACAAGAAAGCTTGAAAAGATTCAGAGTGATCGTGAGTTCTTGGGTAAACAGACTGGAGCAATCTCTAGCAAATACGAAGAAAACTCAAACCTCCTAACACCAGAAACAGTTGTAGCAGGGAAGATCAAGGCCGCAGGTTTGGAAAACGAATTGGCCGGGGTTATGAATAAATATGATTCATATTTGTCCATGTCTTCTGGCGAACGGCAGAAATCTTTTTCGAAAGAAGAGCTTTCTATTTTCACAACTATTGCTAACACTGGTTTAACCCCTTCTAAACTTACCAGTAAAAAGTCTATGCTTGATTTTGGTAACGATGGTGGCTCGTTTGATGAGACTACAGACGGCAATGAAATGTTGGCGCCTGTGGTTGATGACTATGCAACAGATGTCAAGACACCTAATGCATCCCTGGCAGCAATCTTTGGTTCATACCGTGAGTCATTATCTGGTGCAACTTATGACGTACTTCCAATCAACAAGAAGGAAGTATCGGGGGATTTGCTAGCATCTGAGTTCTCCCTGCAAGCACCGGCAAAGTATCCAGACTACATGCAACCTGCGCGTGGTATGAAAGGTATCACTGTACAACAGCAACAGTCGGAAGCCCTAGGCTTGCCAGACAATGCGAACGTACAAGAGTACTTTGATAACCTAGCTGAACAGTACATTGACCCAAGCAAGCTAGAGCACATGTCACCTGCTGAAAAAGGTAAGGCCATTCGTCTTATCTCTATGCAGATTAGCAAAATGCTTCCTAGTCGGCTCAAGGCTGTGTCTGTACAGAACGCTACGTCAATCCAGGCTAACGACGATAAGTTTAATGAACTCGTTGAACAGTACGGTGTTGATGAAGCGGTAAGAATGGTTGGAAAGGGTAGTGGTGAGTTTATTCCCCCTACTGCTGCATACACTGCTTACCCAAGCCCACATGAGTTGGTTGGCTCCATTAACAGCAGCAAGCTCCGTGAATTCGCAGCGGGGGTTGTTAAGCGTGGCATGACTGCAAAAGGTTTGTGGACCGATGATGAAAGTCAAGTGGACACTATGTCTACCTTGCTTACATACGGCACACGTAACCTTGCTTACAACAACTTCGACTCTCAAGATGATGAGTATCAACGTGCAACTGTAGCTCGTGCTGCACTTACGGAACTACCTAAACAATTAGGCCGTATCTATGGCATCAGTGATACAGCAGTCAGTCGCAAGTCTTGGGGTGGTGGGCTACAGCTTAACTACGACGTACTTGAGCAATCCCTTGACGAACAATTGTTTGGCGAGCAAGACACAATCAAGCATCAGTTGGACAGAGAGGTTGAGTTTAAACCCTCACAACTTGATAAGTACGCTCGTGATGAACTTGCACGCACAGTGGATGTTTTCTTCCAACCTGCGGGTGATCTTGCAGCAGATTACGTTGATAACAACATGTCCCAAGTTGATGAGTACTTGGGGATGCGGGCGGCGGACGTTGATTTTAACGATGACCTGGGTGCCCCTGATGACGCTGGGGGCGTTCCGCCCGGTGGTCCAGGCGATGGTAGCGGTAAGGAGTACACCCCCCAAACAGGGCTTGAGGCGCTTACACGAGACGGCCCTTTGCAGGTCGATGACTCCTTTGCCACAGCGGCACCGAGCGTCGATATGCAGGCAGTGGAAGGCGTCAGGGAAGGCGCAAACACCAACCAGCGGGCAACGTCAGGCAACAACCTTGGCGAGTCTGTATCGACCACTGGGGCAACGTCAGGCAGCAGGTTAGGGGCTTCTGTATCCACTCGGGACAGCCGTGTAGAAAGGTTGGCCGGGGCAAGAAGTGTGTACCAAAGTCAAAACCCTAACTTGTCAATCAGCAATGCACCGCAAGGTAGTCAGCAATGGTTGGATGAAAGAAAGCTGCTTGTAACTGCATCTGATGCTACTCGGGTGACTGGCAGTGACAGATCCCGCAACACGTTCGTAGGCGAAAAGTCTATGGAAAATTGGGGAATGACTTCTACACAACCTTACCCAAGTGAAGATATTGAACGGGGCCACAGGTTAGAAGACAAGATCCGTCAGCAGTACGAGAAGCAAACTGAAACAGAAGTCCTGGAAATGGGGTTGCTGCAAAGTAAAGGTTTCCCAGGTGGTGCATCACTTGATGGCTTGGTTACTAAGGATGGCTTGCCAACTCGTAAAGGTGTGGAGTTTAAAGCCCCTCGTGAGTTTAGAGACTTCGCCAAGTACCACGACCAAGTTCAAATGCAGATGGCTGTTGGTAACTTGGATTCTGTTGACATCATGCAGGGTGTTGAAGTTGATGGAAAGCTTCGCACTCAAACGCAAACTGTTAACAAAGACTTGCAATGGCAGAAGCGCAACAGGGCCAAGATTGAGCAGGCTCAAGAAAGTATTAAACGTAATGCTGCAATGACTCAGGAAGAGTTTCTTGCAGCACAAGCAACTATGGCTGCTGATAAATCCGGTAAGTATGGTTTCTTGGTTAGTGCTAACAAGGAAGATGTAGAAGAAGCTGTGGGCGGTGGCAAAGGTAACAAGCCGCCAGATAATACACAGAGAGAAGGAATGGCATTTGCCCGTGATTGGAATGCTGCTCATAAAGAGAATGCCAAGCGGGATGATTCTGGTGGAAATAAGCGTGGTTGGTTAAGTCAGGCTTACAACACTGTCAAGGAAGTTACTCAATTCGTTGATAAGAATGCCCAAGAACTTGCAGCAGACTTCCGGGAGGATATTGGTAAGCCGTTAGATTATGGCGTTAACCCTGGGCAGTACCTTGCCAACAACATTGCTTTGCGTGGTGCTGGTGTATCCGATCGTGACGCACGCAGTGCAACATTGTCTGGTGCATCTATGGCTGGCGCAATGGAGCTTGGAGACTACAGTGGTGCAGTTAATCAAGTAGTAGGGACACTAGGACTTGAAGACCTTGCCACCAAGCGAGAACTTGCTGACAAACCAACAGAAAGAGCTTTGCGGATTATTAAGAATGCGAAGGATCGCAACATGAGCCCTATGGCAACTGCCGAGGCTTTGCGTAGATCAGGGTTGGAAGGGTTTGGTACTTTGACAAACTTGGATAGCGGCGAACAAGCGAACGTGAATGCCAAGACAAAGGAACAACCACAAGCAACCCCAGGTGCTTACGCTCAAGCCAACATGGTTGTTAACACTGGGGCAGAGGCAGCACACCGCAGAAGTATGGCCGCTGTAGCGGTTAACGCTGGTATCTCCAAGGACGCTGGTTTTGCAAAGAGCCAGATGGAGAAGTTGAAAAACATTCCTGAGTCTGTTGGTGCAGCCATTAATGAGGTTGGTAATTCACTTACTGGTTTGGATGGTAGCCATGCTTCAGCAGAAGGTGGGGAAGTATATACCGGCAAGGTTGACCGAAGTGGTGGTGGAAACACTCCGATACCTGTAGCTGTAGACGTTACAGTCCGATTGGAAGGTAATGTTGCAACAGTTGAGGCCAAGGTTGGTGAGTCAACTGCAACCTCCCAAAAGGCATACAAACAATCCACTAATGAATAGCAGCGCTAGGAGGTACTAATTGTGGAAGCGTAGGATTGATTTAAAGATACTAAACAAAGACACAGGGGATGTTCTCCTAGCCACCACTGAACACAGGATTGACTTTGTATACCAAGGTAACTTGAGTTGGATGGCCGACACCATGAAGTTGGAAGTCTACAACCTTGGTCCAGATCAGCTTAAGATGTTGCTGGACACTAAGAGTAGAACAATACAAATGAGTGTTGGCTATGAAGATGAACTTGCCAATATGTCTATGCTCATGGATGGGTATGTTGTAAACGTGTACGGCCGTAAAGCTATCCCGGAACACATTACATCCATTTGGTGTGTACCACACTCCGCTGAAACCCTTAGCAGCAACTCCAACCTAAACACTTTGGTGTACGAGGGGGGAACACTTCAAGGACTGATAACAGCTATTTGCAAGTACGCTGGATACAAAGCCCCACCCAAGTTCTTTGGGATTGACGCGGATGTTTTAAGTTCTCCGATACTGAGTTACATCCTGCGAGGAACTGTTAGTCACTCCTTGGCGGAACTTGGGGAGCAGTACCGTTTCTACGTCAGGGGTACTAACAGCAATGTTCAGATTATCAGTATGGCTAATTCATCAAATGTTGTGGATAAAATTAAGTCAGGTGAAGCGGCCTTCCACATGATGAGCTTGGACAAGCTCAAAGGCACTCCAGAGGCAACTGTTGCCAAGCTAAACTTTGTTATGAACTTGGATGCATCTATAGATTGTGGGGATGTAGTTGATGTGACTGCATTCCTAGGTGCCAGGACTAATGACCCAAACAGACCACAAGCTGATGGCGTTATCTCCGTAGACAATGCAGATTCTGTTTTGTTTCGTAGTGATAGCTTGTGGGCACAAACTATATTCGAACAGTATTTGGTTCTGGCTACTATGCATGTTGGCAGCAACTATGCCCCAGCCTGGGAGTCAAGGATAGTTGGGATACAGTTCAATGATGGTTTGGCAGGGGACAAAGATGTAAGTGGCAATGGCAGAGGTACTGGCACATGGGATGTTGACGTAAATGCAGAGGTACACAGAACTAAGGGTGTACCAAGATTTGACCAATCTGTAAGTCTTGAAGGCATTACAACCAAAGAAGCAAGTCAATTAAGTGCAGTTAAGTTCACTGAGGAACAGGACAAGGCAATTGCTGATGCATCTGGTGGTGATGAAGCCAAAGCTAAGTTCCTTCGCAACAAACTCATCATTGAAAACCGTGGCAACAGTTCTGTAAGGAATGCTACCTCTAGCGCTGGTGCGGCTGGTCCGTATCAACTCATGCCAGAGACTGCCCGAAACTTGGGACTCACCGTTGAGCAAGGTCAAGATGACAGAAATGACTTCACTAAATCCTCTTATGCGGCTGGTAAGTTATATGACCAGCTTAATGAAAGGTATGAAGGCAACACCGATGCAATGAATGCTAACTACAACGGAGGCAACTATGCAGCCGATGAGGTACTGAATGGTAGGCAAGCACCTTCAAAAGAGACTCGTGACTACCTGAGGTTTGCACATGCACTTGATGACACAGGGAGGGAAAGTTAATGGCCTTTACAAAATCAATGATTATTTGGGCCAAAGATCAAGCCACAATTGAGAAAGACGTTGTGGCCAAAACATTTACACCAGATGATCAAGGGACACCCGTAGAAACTATTTATTACAGTGATGCGGATAGACCCGAGGAAGAAAAGCAAGTTAGTTACAACTCCCTCGCATTAGATTGTGTTATGAATGAATCCCATACATTTCGCAATGAGGTCACACAGTATCCAGTTAGCAGTGGCTTCCTTATTAGTGAACACATCATTAAGAAGAACTTTAGGTTTAGCCTCACTGGGTTAGTAACTAACGTAAGTATGCCTGGGGAACTGACACTAATCAGCACTGTGGGTAAAGTTGTAGGGGCAATGGCTAGCCGTGTTATAGGGCCAGTTCTTGGTGGCTTAATTGGCAGTGCCGCCCATGCAATTGATAACGCAGGCTTGACTGGTGATCCTGTAAAGGAAACATTCTTGCAGCTCCAGAACTTGGTGCGGGATGGCACAATTGTTCACGTAGCCACAATCCTTGGTACTTATGAAGGTTGTGTACTGCGCGAAGTTCGTATAAACCAAGATGGCAAGACTGCCACGGTTTTGCCAGTTACCTTAGTGTTTGAACAGCAGCGTATCATCCAACCTGATGGCCGTATTGGTTTTAATCTGCCACTAGATCAGAAGCAAGCGCTACTAACAACAACACCCAACGACACAGAGTTGATGTTGAAAATGTTGGCACTTAGCGGCGTGAACGTCCTTGGGAGTTTCTTATGAGTTATCGAGTACCACTATCTAATAAAGGTGGCATCCTTGTTGACTTCTATGGTTCCACAAGGTTCTCCGCTGTTCGTTGGAACAACATTATGCGTAGTTGGGTTTGTGATTTTAGTTGTGGGGACATTGTTGTTAACAGCCTTGCACTTCGTGCGGGTACGAATTTGCTTAAACAGTTCGGAGCACCTTTCTCACTTTACGTTGTTAACAATGGATCGTCTGAGTTAGACCCTGGAAAGTTTTCTTCTATAACTGCTTACATTATTGAACCTGGAGAATTCGGGTAGGAGGTACAGTGACAGATTGGGTGCCAATTCTTACCCACTATCCGGGCAAGATACTTAGTTTCAACCCAGTTGCGCAGACAGCAACAGTTCAAGTAATGAGGGAGCAATACAATAACCAACTTCACTCCCTGTATACCGAGTATGCCTTTCCAATCCTACAAAATGTCCCTGTTCAATTCCCACAAGGTGGTGGCTACTTTCTCACCTTTCCTGTTAGTGGTGGTGAGAACTGCCTACTGGATTTTTGTGATAAGGGTATTTCCCATTGGAAGAACAACGGAACGGATAAGATTGGAAAGTTTAGCTCGGGATTGCCAAAGGCAGATTACTTCCGGGCCTACAACATAAACGATGCAGTGGCGATGGTTGGTTACAACCCTATCCCACAAGCGATTCCAAGCTTCAATGAGACCAGTACTGAGCTTAGGAATGTGGAGCGAACACAGCGAGTAACCATGTTGCCTACAGGGAAGATGGAGATTGTGACTCCCACGGAATTAGACATCACAGCCCCCGAGACAATAATTAATGGCAATACCACTATGAATGGCAACCTGCATGTGACTGGAAAGATTACATGTGATGACACCATATTCAGTTCTGTGGATGTTATTGCAACAACTGTATCGCTTGTTAATCACTTGACCACTGGTGTTGTTCCTGGGCCTGTATCCAGCCTATCTAACAAACCAAAAGCATAGGGAGGCTTATGGCATTTAACTTAAAACTAGATTCAAATCACGATATTATCATTGGCCGAGGCACAACCCGTACTAGTGGCCTTGATTACACAATGCAACTGACAAAAACAAGGCTGTTGACATTGTTGGGGGAGTGGAAGGCCAACCCAACATTGGGGCTCCCTTGGTTCTCTGAGGTTATGATTAAGACACCTGACTTGTCGTTGATCGAAGGGCTAATCCTTGATTGCATTAAGCAAACACCCCACGTACTGGATGTAACAAATATTACTTTGGCACTGGACACACAAACAAGAATCCTGACAGTTTCATTTGAAGCTATTTCTGATTGGGGAACATTTAACAGCACAGTAGCAGTAACGGGAGGTGCATAGTGGCAGGTGTAACAGAACAAGGTTTTACTACAAAGACAGTTGCAGAGATTACCACAAACCTGAACTCCCGATTTATTGGCGCCTTTGGTTCTCAATTTGATGTGTCTGAGTCAAGCCCTGATGGGCAATGTATTGGGATCATGGCGGAAGTACTGGGGGACATTTGGGAGAAGGCAGAAGCTGCGTACAACTCCAACAGCCCTTCAAACACATTCGGAATAGGTCTGGATAAAGCTGTTGAGATTAACGGTGTAACACGAATCACAAACCGACCAACCAGTGCAGCAGTATCCCTGATAGGTACAGCAGGGGCAGTGGTGCCTAAAGGATACATCATTAAAACTGATGACAACCTTGAGTTCGCAACTGTGGCCCTAGCAGTTGTACCTACAGTTGTAACAGCCCTATGCACCACACAAGGTGCGATTAAAATCGTTGCTGGTGATGTGCATGTGTTGACCACACCTATTGATGGCTTGGAAAGTGCCATCAATCTGGAACCCGGCATTACCGGCATTGTTCGTGAAGAAGATCCGGCACTTAGGGCCAGGAGAGAAGGCTCTACTATTAGTCGTGGCACCAACAGTATTGATGCAATCTACGAGGCAGTGCGGGCTTTAAACTTGCCTTATATTGCTATCATTGAGAACAAAACCTCAGAGGTTGTTGAAGGAATCCCAGCCAAGAGCTTCTTGACTGTTGTGGAGGGTGGCACACCGCAAGAAGTATCTAAGGCTATCTACGACAACAAGCCGCAAGGTGCAGAGGCATTTGGATCTATCGTAACAACAATCAATGACAGTAAAGGATACCCTCACTACATTGGTTTGAGTCGTCCCTATCCAGTAGATATCAGTATTACTATGGGTATTTCAAACCTACCTGGGGCAAGTGTTGACTCTGCCACCTTGACTCAAAATGCATTGGTGGAACACACGAATGGGTTGAATATTTCCCAGAGTGTTGACTGGGGTACTATGGTTACAGCAGTTTTGTCTGTGGTGCCGAACATTAAAGTTAGGTCCATTCAGTTGAAGTTCACTATTGGTGGGACGTTTGCACAAGAAGACTTGCCAATAACTGCACAACAACGGGCGCGCACTGATGCTAGTAAGGTCGTGGTCAATGTCATTTAGCAGCGCGGACTACGTACCGTTACAACCATCACAGACAGTCCAATTCGCAACACCATCCAGCAGGCTGCAAGATTTACTTATGATGCAGTACAAGAGTTCACCGAACCTTTCTGCATACATCAACTGCTTCTTACAAGAAGTAGATATCATAAATAAAGCCATTCAAGACACCATCAACCTTCGGTACTTGGCAGACGCATTTGGCAAACAGCTAGATACGATTGGTGAAATTGTTGGTATTGGACGCACCTTTTACGGGGCTGCATCTTTAGGTTACTTCGGCTTTTATGATGATTCGCAAGCAGCCAACCCATCTATTGGGGATGCTTCAAATCCAACAGTCGGTGGTGTGTATAAGTCCATAACCGATCGGGACTCTGCTGACTATGTTATGGATGACATAACATATAAGAAAGCCATCTACGCCAAGATCATAAAGAACATGACTAACTGCTGTATCGAGGATGTGCTTCTTTACATTGACCTTGTTGTTGGGTTTAGTTGTGACACAGAGATAGTAGAATCCAATTGTCACGTTGATATATTCGTGCATGAAAACCTACTACAACAACAACGTATCTCCCTAAGTTTGCTGATAAATGGTGTTCGACCTATATGCACGTCTATGACGCTGCGGGACAACCGAGGCACTATCACCATTAGGGAGTAACTTAAAAGGTGGTGATTTAATGACAAAGCGGAATAGTGTCACTACTAGTTGGGCAACAGATGTTGCTTCGTTTGTAGTGGATGCAGAAGTAGATACAGACCACCCAAGTGGGCAGGGAGGGGCAGGTAAAACTGCCAAGGGCTGGATTTCGGAGACGGAACCTCAGCAGTGGGAGAACTTCAACATTAAGTTGAGGGAAGACAGGCAGTGGGCAATCTTGAAGAATGGCCGCATCCCCTGGGATGAGGAAGTTAAATACAAGATCAATGCTATTACCTACCTATCTGGCGTTTTATATGTTGCGATCCAAGCAGGGTTAAATAAAAACCCTACAACGCAGACGACTTACTGGTCCCCAATTAAATTTACAACAGCAAGTTTGTACACGTCCACAGTTACAACAATGCAAAATCAGTTATCAACACACACAACACCTGGGCAGAACAGTCACAACGACGACATAGTAGCAATTGGTGGGAGTTATAAGTCCACAATTGATGCTCAAGTTAAATTGGTAGCTGACGCAACAGCCCTACACGTTGCAAACGTTAGCAATCCACACACTGACACTGCAACCAATATCGGCACATTACCCACTACAGGTGGGAGTTTCACAGGCAGGGTTAACTACCTTGACAATTTAAGTGTAGGTACGAACTCAGAGTTGATGACAAATAACTCAACCTTTGTTCAGTTTAAAAGTTTGGGTGGTGCTTTTGGGTTGGGGTTGGCGGACTACCACATTGGCGGACGCTGGCAACAAATCTTCACTGTAGATAACTTCCCAGTCGTAAATGGGTACTTCCACCCTACCTTTGTTATGCCAACACCAGATTTGCACATCCCCATGATGAGTAGTTTGGATGCAACAGTGGGTGTTGGATCTGTTGTGTTAACCCGTCCTAGTACGTTGACGTATACAGACAGAGGCAATGTGTCGCAGACAGCTATTGTGGATGCCCCTGCCTTTGAAGTTGCAGGTTTGAAATTGAGTGCAGGAACTGTATTAACGGTTAGCGCACCCAACTTATTTGGGGCGAGGGATGGGTGTATCTCGTACACACTGGACAATGTTGTTTACGTCAAAGACCTACAATTCACCAGTGAAGATCTTACAACATACTTTGGTGCCACAGGCAACGTTAAGAATTTTAGGGTGTGGTCGCAACGACTTACACCGCGACAGAAACTTAGTATTCCGCGTTAGGAGGAACTATGAGTGCAATTAAATTAGGTCGGGTTTGGGCAGCTACACCTGCAAGTCCGAACATAGACCCCGGCGCGGAAAAGTATAAGTTGGGTTGGGTAGCTGAGATACCTCTATTTCAAGTTCTTAACTACATCAACAACCGTTACGACACCAACATAGTTTCGCTTGCAGAGCGTGGCATGTTTGAGTGGGGTAGTGATGTTGCGTACAATATTGCTGCACTAGCTTGGGATGAGGCGGATGGTTTTATCTATGTTTCTAAAACTGCTGCGCCCAGCACAACTGATAGACCTGGGCTGAACCCTACGCAATGGGATAAGTCAGCAGTACAAATCTCCCGTAAGCAATATGACGATGCAGTTACTGCATGGAACAACCACGCTGCAAACACATCGAACCCACATGCACTTACTGTGGATATTCTAAATACCTACAGTAAGGCCGTAATTGATGGGAAGGTTGGGGCAGTTCAAACAGCGCTTACAAACCACACTAGTAACACAGCCAACCCGCATGGAACTACAGCAGTACAAGCCGGTGCAGTACCTGTTACTGGTGGCAGCTACACCGGCTTGGTTAAACAACTGTTTGAGAGTACAGGTATTGGTGCTGCAAGTTACGCTGCAACCCTTCTGGCAAATGCCACTGGTGCATTTCTTACACTGGGGCCAAATAGTAAGATAGGTATTGACAGTTCAAACGTTGCCGTGTTCGTCAATGATGCTGGTGTAAAAAGCCCCTTGTTGATTACCTCTAACTATATTGCTGCAAGGGAGGCGGTTGAGTCTTTGTACGTTCCTCCTGGTCCAGACCTCGAAGTTATCTTTCGCAATAGTTTGGGGCTCCTATCTGGTATTGGCTCAATTACTTTTACTGGGCCTGCTGGGAGCAGGGGTTACTTGGACAAGAGTGGCACTGCGCAGACAGCCGGGTTAAACATGCCAAGGTATACTGCGCAAGGTTTGTACGTAACAAACAGTGCTGACACAGAGGCACTAACTGTACCTACCAACCTTAATGGAGCTAACGCAAGTAATTTTACATACTGCCTAAACTTTCAATCTACCCCAACACTTGTGTACAGCCTGCTAGTTGATACAAATAGTGGGGCCATAACTTCTGGCATAGGTTGTATGGGTGGTAATTATATCTTCCGATCTGTACTTGGTGGTGTTTTAACAAACCTCGTAATTGCGCCAGTAGACCATAGTACAAACCACAAGGTGGTGGTGGTATCTAACGCCACTTTAAATAAGACCTTTGTGTATTTCGATGGGGTGTTGAAAATTACAGTAAACACCAAGCAAGATAACATTTCCAATGGCAAGTATTTCCTAAGTTCCAACTCCTCAAACTACGGGGCTCAATACCTCAACAGTTTTCAGGTTTGGTTGGCTGCACTAACTGCACAACAAGTATTTAATATTTAGGGGGGCTAATGACAGATCCAGTAGTACTACTCTCAACAGGGGATGTCGTAGGACCTAACGTCTCTACAGACGGGACAATGGTTCTATTTGATGGAACCTCTGGTAAAAAGGTAAAAGGAAACAATGCTGTAGTAACTGCACAAGGTTTAGCATTACTTGATGATGCGGACGCTGCGGCAAATCGTGCGACTATTGGCCTCAACCTAGTGAATAACACTAGTGACATCAATAAGCCTGTATCTACAGCGCAACAAACTGCCCTAGATGCAAAAGCCAATAAAGGCGTAAACAGTGATATCACCAGAATCACTGGCCTAACTACGGCGCTATCTGTCCCACAAGGGGGGACTGGTGTAACTACCCTGCCATTGCTTAAGTCTGCACTTGCTTTGGATCTGGTAGACAACACCAGGGACACCAATAAACCTGTGTCTACATTGCAGCAAGCAGCTATTGACGCCAGTATCAAACTGCCTATGGGGTACGTATCAGGACTTGCAACTGCGGTTGTATCTACATCTACAATTTCTGTATCTGCGGGCAACGTCAGAGATAGCACCAACACCTTCGACATGAAGTTAACATCAACGTTCAACGTTGCATTGTTGGGATCAGGTGTGGCATGGCAAGCTGGCTCCGCAAACCAGAAGTTGGATATAGGATCACTTACATCTAACACTTGGTATCACCTATACATAATCCGCAAGACATCTGACGGATCTGTAGATTTTGTATTCTCCCTCAGTGCAACCGCACCAACCCTGCCTACAGGTTACGCAGGCTTTCGTAGGGTTCCAGCAACAGCAGTGTTAACAAACAGCAGTGGCCAGATCATACCATTTGTTATGGATGTCTTCTCTGGCAGAAGAATTGTGCAGTGGACTACACCAATGTTGGATACCCAAGATGCGACATTAACAACAACAGCGACCACCACTATTATTTCAACACCACCTGGTGTGGTTACATTAGCGGCGGTTAACTTGTTTGTTTACGCAAACAATATGTTGGGCTATTTGAGTTCCTTGGACACAACAGACTTACAACCTCTTAACGTAGGTGTGTATACAGGGTTCCGAATTGGCTATGGTGCGATTACAGATGCAGCAACAGACTCTGCGGGTATGCAAATCAATGTAAAAACAAACACATCTTCCCAGGTGCGGTTACGCGCAAACGTATCTGGTAAGTACAGTCTAGTAACATTAGGGTGGGAGGAATAAATGCCATATGTAAGTAGGGATGCAGTAGGAAATATCTCAGGCCAATTCCGGCATATGCAACCCACCATTGCAGAGGAATACCTAGAGCCAGATGATCCTGAGTTGCTAATAACAACCGTGGATCGGGCAGACATCGAGGGCAAACGATTGAAGGCGTATGCAGATCCTATTAAGGGATCTGATAGGTATGTCATAGAGGCTATGCGATGCAAGTTAGAGGGAAAGCCAGAGTGGGAACAAGTAATGAGTTTGGGTGCAGCCCGCATACTTGAAATCAAAAAAGAATATCCGTGGGAGGTACTGTAAATGGGTAAGATTGTTTTTGTTGGTCACAGTGTTGTTAAAGGTACTGACTACGGTGGAGTAACGCGCGCCACTACTTTTGGGTACAAGGTTGGTATTGCTGCTGGTTACGCGGATGCCGACATCTATGTTCGTGGTGTTGGGAGTGAGACATCCGCCGGACTGCTGGCCCGCATCCAAACGGATGTAGTGAACCTGGCACCAGATGTTTGTGCGGCTATGATTGGTGCTAACGACTGGTCGCAAGGTGTATCAATTGCAACCTTCACCGCCAACCTGCGAGCTATTGCAAAGGCCATAACTAATGCTGGTATTAAATTAGTACTGTATACCGACAATATGAATCGGGGTTCGGTATCTGATTTTATATCCTTAGGTAACTACCAAGACGTTACCCGTATGGTAGCGCAAGAGAACAATGCCCCAGTAGTGGACCTATTCAGCCGCATGTGCTTTAAAGCCATGTGCAATGACTACGTGCAATACTTTGCAGGTACATCAGAGAAAATTCATCTGAGTATTGCAGGGCATGCATGGGTTGCACAAATTTCAGGGGAGTGCAGCCCCAAGAACATTTTTGTGAAGACGGTTGATACAACCCCTCCAGTTACAGTAACGCCATCTGCACCTACATTGAGTGACCTGAGTTTGGCAGTGGCGGATTACCTTATTGGTGGGCAAACACCTGCACTACTTACCACGGTGGGCACTATTCGCGCCAAGCTGTAGACAAGGAGGGACTAATGTTTGAAAAATTCTTAGAGCTATCGCAGTTAGGATTATTTGCGGTAGCTGGTGCTGTGGCTAAACAATGTCACAGACTTCTTAAAGGTGATGAACCTTTCTCGCTACGTCGGTTTCTTCTGCACCTTGCAATTGCATTGTTCGCAGGGATCACTGTAGGTAAGTTTGTTCCCACAGACCTAGCATATCGTGATGGCATTCTTCTCATGGTGGGCTTCACTGCACAACCACTGCTAGACATCATAGAGGTCAAGTTTTTAAGTAAGACGCAGGAGGTGATTAAGTGATAGCCCACACTATTATCGCGGTACTCGTATTCCTGGCATTTGCATACAGTGTGTATTCCGGTGTGCAAGCCATTAGAACTATGGACAACTGCAAGTCAGGTCCACGCTGTGTAGCCATCCTGATAGTTATTATCGGTGTTCTGTATCTGGCTGAAAGCCTTATCCTATATTTCCAGGGGGATCACATTGTGATTCACCCTCTTGCTGCAATTGTCACAACACTAAGTGTGGCTGTGAATTTGTTGGCAATCAAAATCTTCATCAAAGAGTCTACTAATAACTGTGCTGAGGTGCGGTGCATACTTAACAAGCGGGAGAACAAACAATGAAAACATCAGTAGAGGGTTTGAAAGCAATTAAGAAGTCGGAAGGCTGTAAGTTGAAGGCTTACCAAGACATCAAAGGCGTTTGGACTATCGGGTGGGGCCAGACGGGTGAGGGCATCAAGGAGGGGCTGGAGTGGACCCAGGAGCAGGCCGACGCCGCACGGGACACACACGTAGCGGGTGTTGAAAAGGCCGTCACCAGGGCGCTCAAGCGAGCTGCTACACAGGCCCAGTTTGACGCCTTCATGAGTTTAACTTTCAACATTGGTGTTTACGCATTTCAAACATCTACAGTGCTGCGACAACACAACGCGGGTAACTTCCGTGATGCTGCTGCTGCATTTCAGATGTGGAACAAGGTAACAATCAATGGTCAATTGACTTATAGCGAGGGTTTGAATGCCCGTCGCTTGCGTGAAAAGGCTCTTTATCTGTCTGCTCCAGTAGCTGTAGCAGCATAGTTAAATGACGCCAGTAGGCTCCAAATTCAGTGATTTTCCACCTGCAAATCCAGCTTTACCAGTCGATTTAATCGGTTTGCAGGGCGGTATTAACGTCAGAACTACCCTCATTAACCCTGTTTGTGAAGATGCAAATGGTCTTGTTGAGGTCACTTCTGTGAGTTGCACTGATGTAACTACAGTGACTTTAGAGGTTGAAACCATTAACGGCGCTGCTCCAGTTACAGTTGCAACTATTGATGCACTTATCGCTGCATACCTCGCAGCACATCCATAAGGAGATACAAATATGTTCCAAGCCCTTGTTGTAAAGGTACTTCTGCAATTTGGTACTTCGCTGCTACTGAATGCTGCTACTGCCATCGTCACTACTTTGCAAGCTCGTAAAGACAATGACCTTGATGTTGGTGCAGAAACCGTGAAACTTATTCTCGACCAAGTTAAGAC